TGGGATATAACCCGCAGTACAAACAACGCAGTAAAAAAAGAAAGAAGACAAAATATGGTTAAGCAGAAAGATGCCGTCTACAGTGCTGTTTGTGAGGTTCGTGGTACCACCGAGTTCAGCGAGGCGGCCGAGCTCACAAAGGAAGAGCGAAGCACTGTTCAGACTGCTCTTCTCGAGGGGTTCAAGAGTGGCGACATCGCGTATCAGGGTGATGTCTCTGACTCGGCCAAGCTGAGCAGCTATGTCAGCGGCTTGGTCAGCAACTGGCTCCGCAAGGATCGCCGCTTGAATGGCAATGTCGCATACGTCGCCAAGAACCCGGGCACGCGCACCGGTGCTGGCGATGAGGCATTGAAGGCGATGCGTCTTCTGCTGTCGGCGACCTCAGAAGATGAGGCACGCCTGGAAATTCAGGCGGAGATCGACCGGCGTGTTGCTGAGCTGAAGCCCAAGAAGACTATCAATGTCGATGCTCTTCCCGAGAACCTGCGTCATTTTGTCTCAGGCACCTGACGCTTAAGACAAAATAATAATGTCAGGATGGCCACAACTCCATCCTGACATTATACTGACACTGCTACGGCGGCGCGTGCGCCGCCTATTAATGAGCCAGCAATGCTTTAATATTTGCTAATGGTACGGCGAGTCCGACGTGGTCATAGTCGACCATTCATGCTTAGAATGCCGACTATCTTGCCATTATAGAAGACTGGACAACCGCTATTGCCAGAATGAGTTGCAGCACTGATAACCTCAAGATTATCAGACCTGAGACCTGAGAACCAACCTGTTGTTATAATAGGTACCGAGAAACCATTAGGATGGCCTATCACCATTACGGGAGCGCCTCTAGTTGGCATCTCTGTGGCAATAGGTGCCACGGGACCGATAATACAATCTGCTTCAACTAGAGAGACATCAGAAGCATCGTCTTCTGAGACGAAGTGGGCTGGACACGTCCCTTTAACGCCGTCAACTTTCATATCTAGAGCGACAACAATCTTGAGTGGCAGCTCATTCTTTAGTGGCCTACCAATTTGTATCTTGCCTACATGAGTTGCAGTTAAGATCAGTGAATGACCTGCGGGCGTATGTCCAATCACTACACCTGAACCATAATAACCGCCTGATTTTGCACCTTCTTCGCGAGTTATAACTGTAAAGTCCACATTGAAGCGAACCACAGAAGCGGTTAAATTACTAACAAACTGTTCATTGCCAAAATCTAAATTTTGAACAGTGGCACAGCTGCAACTACAAAAGACAAGAAAAAGAAGTATATATCGCATAGTAATAACATTATACAATATAGGACACTCGGGCGATGACACCTACTTACAAGATTGTGCAATTCTTTGCTGACCCAGACATAACTTCACAGGTGGTCGCTAAAGGTCTCTCTCTAGAAAAAAGCCCGTGAATGGTGTAACGATCCCGAGACATCTAGTCGCACAGCAACTTCAAAAGAGGCCCAAGATCTCACTGAGGAAGTTGGGCGATGGTTTGACGGGTATGAAGAAGAGTGACCCACTCTTGCTTACAAGTCCATATTGGCAAATGCGGCGTTTCTTTTCAAGAAATAAATTATTCGAAGTAATGTTTGTATTGAAGTTAATCAGCTATACAACTTATTACAATCTGCATGACAATGATGGCCAGCGTCTTTTTCCCATGTAATCTCATCCGAATCAATATTCGATAAAGGAAAAATCCCATGTTGCCAACTAAATTGACTAATGGAAGAATTCCAGCATTTACGGCGTGCCCATTTAAAGCAACTTGCTCAACCTTGCGCGAAGGAAAGTGCCATCATCGCGATACGGAGCATCCGGTTGCCTTTAGCTGTGCAACTGCTCGAGGATTTGATTTGATGGAGCGATATGATATGGAGAAGATCCGTGAAGATTAAGGTGATGCGAGGCATTCCTGGCAGTGGTAAGTCTACACTTGTCAGTAAGATGGCGCTTGAAGCATACGAAACAAGAAAAGATGACAAGTACGGTATCGCAATCTGTTCGGCCGATAAGTTTTTTATGGGCCCGAATGGATACGATTTTAAGCCTAATAAACTTGGAGAAGCGCACAAAGAATGCCTGCGAGACTTTATTTTCGCTGTTCAAAATAAGATGTCTCTTATCTTTGTCGATAATACTAATATCAATATTGAGGATGCTAGTCCGTATATTGCTATTGGTGAAGTCTATGACTACGAAGTTGAAGTGATCCAGGTCAATGTCTCCGATGTGAAGATCGCTGCGGATCGCAATGTTCACGGAGTGCCTTATAGCAAGATCCTCGAGATGTATCATCGACTCACCAATATTCCTATTCCTCATCGTTGGAAGTTCACGTTTGTTAACCATTAAGGGAAGAACACATGCCTACTATCGTTGTTGACATTGGACATTATTTTGCTCGTACGAACCGGTTTCCTCCAAAGCGCGGAATGGTCTCTGTACTTTTTCAAGTAGGAGATCAGCCGGTTCGAGCATCTGGATTTAATTTCGAAGTAGCCGTAAATGTAGTTAAGAAGACTGCTCGAAAGATGAAAGTAAATACTATTACTTTGCTGGACATTAATCCACTTTAATTGGTGAAAGGGCGGGACAGGCTAGTCCAACCATAAAGGAATAGGCGTATGGCACCGAAAGGTGACCGACCGAAACGGAGTGGGTTCGTAGGCTGGGTTCGACTCTCGGGCCGCCCAAATCATGACTCAAAATGAAAAGTATGAACTTTTAAACTTCTTTGCGCTTATAAGAAGATTAAGGCTGGTCTCAAAAGACGCATATCAATTATTCGTTCGTAGGTATTTATAAAGGCAAAATCGATGAGTAAACTTACACCAGAACAGATAAAGTTTAATCAGAGTCTTTGGCACTGGTATCCATTGGGCCAACTGGATGCTATTTGGCATCTTTTAGAAAACCTAAATCACCATACTGATACGAAGTATCATAAAGAAATAGATACTGTACTTTGTGCTCTCGAGAAGTTAGATCAAAAGGTACGTCAAGACCGATATCCTTTTAAGAAGAAGCAGAATAAGCAAAAGCGAAAATCATGATAAATCAATATCACCTCGAGAAGTGGAACGAATTACCAAACAAGACTAAAAAAGAGCTACAAGCCTCTAATCCTAAAAAGGAAGTAACTCAGAAGCAATCTGTCTATGCTAGTAAGTTGACAGATATTGTCAAAGAAGCTAAGGAATTTGCCAAGCATTGGGGAAAGACCATTCAAGATGTTGAGCTCGAGCATTCATCCTATCAGTATGAGTACTCAGAGAGCTATTCATCTATGTTAGAGATGTGTGTTCAAGGTTTAGAGACAGACGATCAATACTATGCGCGGCTGAATGAGTATTATGAAGCGAATAAGCTCCGAGAAGAGTATGACCGTCGAGAATTTGAGCGTCTCAAGACAAAATTCAGCAAATAAGTGGCTAATCTCATTAGCTATATTGTTCAATAGCTTAGATGCTCTTTTTACATTCTTTGCTATAAAGTTTGGAGCTATAGAGAATAACCCACTCATGCGAGTAATACTTGAGATGGACGTAACATACTTCCTGTATGTAAAGTTAATAGCAGTGAATTTGTTGATCTTGGGCGTTGGATTCTTCTATCATCGTCACGGGGTGAGTAGGATCGGACTTACAATTGTAGCATGCTCATATGCAATTCTGAATATATATCACATGGTCAATCTCAATTAATATGGCGATGAAAATAGCTACAACTCAGCTAGAAAGCGCAATAAATTTCTGTATCTTCTGGTCGATTCTCTTTAGAGGTGGTAGAGTGTATTTCAACCTTACTCATTTGTTTATTTCTTTTAATAAGTGGAATAGTACAACCAAAAAGGAAGGATAACTACATGTACGTTTTTCTGATGGTATTGGCTCTCATCGTTGCTGGTGTTGTTTTTAGTGACCAATCAGGTCACGGGTAAGCTGTTCGGCAAAAGGTCTGCTAGCGACCACGGTAAAGGATCAGCCATCTGATCTAAAGAGGTTCGAATCCTCACTTTGCCATATGAATAAAGTCGACATACACATCTTCCTCAAACCCTGTCCATTCTGTAAACAATCACTCTTTCCCGTGAATAAGACCCACTGTTCATGGCTCGAGTGTCGTAATGAGCAGTGTGATTTTCTAAGGCGCTCATTAGAAGATATTGAGCCGTTCGATGAGACTTTTGAACCAATACCATACACAGAAGGATACCATAAGAAATGATGATTGACATATTTACAGGAATGTGGTGCTTGCTTGTAGTCATTGGTATTCTTACTTGGATTGGGCGCTCTTTACCCAAGGATTAACTTGGTAGAATGGTTCCATAATTAAGGAATTAATATGGAACTTAAACTTACTAGAAAGTGGCTCACCGCCAACAGTACAATCAGCGAACTTACAGTAGATGGCGCCTTTGAGTGCTTCACACTCGAAGATCATTTTCCTACACCATATGTAAAGACGCCCGGCAAGACCTGTATTCCGCTTGGTCGATATGAGGTCATTGTCAATATGTCAAATAGGTTCAAGGTAGAGATGCCTCTACTTCTCAATGTTCCTCAGTTTGCTGGTATTCGCATTCATCCTGGCAATGTTGCTGGAGATACAGAAGGCTGTCTGTTACCAGGTCGTATTCGTGGAACGGATAAAGTACTTGAGAGTAAGCTTGCTTATGAGACTCTCTTTACTAAGATTAAAGCAGCGATTGCTAAAGGTGAGAAAGTCTTTATTACTGTGGCTCTTGGATAACTTATGAGTGAAGACTTAATCTACAGACTAAAGAAACGAGCAGAGATTCGTAGGCAGATCTCCACTCGTAAGAGTGTCCAAGAAGGGAAGCCTGATCGTATTGCTGATTTGTTAGAAGAAGCAGCGAATGCTCTTAGTTTTTTAGCAGAACTGGCTGAAGAAGACTGTAGCTATGGAGATAATTGTCCAACTTTTGGAAGTAGACATGGTAAGTGTATATACTGTAAGGCAAGACAAGCGTTAAAGAAAACATAAAAATAACGAGCCTTGCCCGATCACCACGGGCTAGTGTGACACGCACGAAATGAAGCCGGATAGTTACCGGAGTGTGGTTGGGGTCTTACCGAACCCTGGGCTGGCAACGCCCCAAGTACCGTAAGTACTGTTCTACTGTGAAAAGGTGACAGAGGTATACTGAAAGTCAGGTATGAAACCATGAGGCTGATACCCGGGTTCACCATGTGAACACCGACTACCTGAAGCAGATGGGGTTTTAGCTCAGCTGGGAGAGCGTCGGATTTGCATTCCGAAGGTCAAGGGTTCGATCCCCTTAAACTCCAATTGAATGGTAGCTTATGGCGTAGAAGGAATAAGGCATACGCGAGTCGTAAAAGCACCGGTCTCCTTATGCCCGGGAGAATCTGATGCGGACCTCAGACCATTCGACCATAGATGATTAGAAGAATACTTAATAGACTCTTACGTTTATATCGTATAACATCACAACTGCATTTAGGAATTTGCTATAGAAATGAACTTCTATATGTGATGGCCCAACTTGAACTGATACCTAAAGTATTAGACATGAAGAACGGTATTTATCTTGGTGTTGGTATGCCGACGCCTAGGGTCTTAAGAAGGTGGTATTCATGGTAGATGAGATAGATCGACTTCATACTGATATCACACGTCGATACAACTTAATCTGTTTAATGTTAAAATTTAAGTTGATCAAAGAACCTAATTGGTTTGATATTGAATACGCTCTAAAAAAGAGTCTTATGCCTAAATGGAAATGAAAGACCTCGAAGAAGAAAGCAAATTGAAGTTGCTCTTGTCGCATAGTTGGTCGAGTGCACCAGTTTTGTAAACTGGATCCCTAAAGGACATCGTGAGTTCGAATCTCACCGAGAGCTATGTCGCGACACTATATTCCTCCTGTAACTATGGCAGAGCGCTTCAATAAATTGTGGTTCTTCATTTCTTTCTTGAACCAATTGAGCCTCATCTCTCGTCTAACGCGAACTAAAGCACATACAAAAATAGTTCATAACTCAACATGAAAGTAAAGATTAAGCAGATAAACACGCCTCGAATCAACTCAGACTACTGGGATGAAGAGTGGTTTATTTCCATAGACAGGAAAACAATTGCTGTAACTTGGACTGAAGAAGATGCCAAACTATTAGTTAAAGCACTTCGACAACTTAAGAAGAAAAAACTTATCCGAAAATAAAAGATAATATGCGAATTCTATTGGTTTTGTTTGTGACCTTCTTGATTACAGTAGTTGAAATTGTGCTTACAAGAAGTTTTTGTAAGGACCCTTTTCCAGGATTGTTGGCGGCTATTCTCTTTGCCCCTCTTTGGTTTTTGATTCTTATCGTGCCAGTCTTAAGGATAAGCTATAAGGTGAGGACTCAAGAGCCAGACTATATACAAATGCAAGTCGTTAATGATATTGCTGCTATTAGACGTAGCAGTGGGAATAAGCAAACATGGTAAAAAAGAAAGTAAAAGTACCAGTTAAGATACAAGACCCACTCTATTACAACTTTTTCGAAGTAATGCATTATCTTGAGGAAGTTCATAAGAAGAATTTCCGAGATTATGCTGGAAAGTTTGGTAAGAATAGTGATATGGAGAAACCATATCAAGATTTCTGGCATTGGATGATTGACATTAATGATGTCCAAAATGGTGGATGGGTTTGTTTGCCAGATTTGTCTTATTTAGACGATCCTGAGGTTCCCACCTGGAAGAAAGAGATTATCGAATATTTCCATTTATTTCTAGGCAATGAATATGATGAAAGGATGTTAGCTTCGTGGTAGCTAAATACGACCGACTAGCCACAATTCCTCTGAAAGATGTACTAGATGCTATAGCTAATAAGAAGCCACTTGTTCACCAAGGAGTAAAGTGTGATACGTTTGGTATTCGTCTATTGACGTATCGTGTTCACGGTACAAATTGTTGTGTTCTTGGTTGTAAGGTAAAAGGCGAATACTTCGCTATTGAGACTCTTTCTAATCTTCATACTCCTCTTTATCATCTGAATTTATATGGAGTTGCTGATGGAAGAGAAGTGATGCTTACGTCTGATCATCGCATTCCTAAGAGTCGAGGTGGAAGCAATAGCATTGATAATAGACAGCCTATGTGTTGTCCACATAATGCTAAAAAGGGTAATAAGCTTATCTATCTTTGAAAGAAAATATGGCCAGACATTTATCGATGAGGTTGTCTCAACGTCGAGTCTTTAACGGACTATATGATTTAGCATGTTGTAAAAATGCTGCCCCAAAGATTAATATTGCTACATCGTTGGATGAAATTGACTGCCCTAAGTGTAAAGAGATAAGCAAGAATAGATATTGGTTCTATCATTCAAATTGCGGTTGTTGGCAACAAGTATTCTACGATCATGAAAATATTCAATGTGAGCAATGTTATTATGCGAACTTGAATGCTAGTAATGAAGTTAAAAAGCAATTAAGTGATTTGTATCATTTTTGTATCTTTTGTGGAAAAGAAGGTACGCAACGCTCTTTAAGAGCGTATTTAACTTGCGAAACATGTGACGCTGTATTGACAGATTGGCTTTTAGAGCATACAGATAAAATTACACAAATAGAAGAACTACAAAAACAAAGAGCAGCATTACAACACACAATTCGACTACACAAATCCAAATGATACTTCCCAAACTACATATTTACGGACAAACCTATTTCCATGAGAAGGCTTTTATTGTAGGAAATAGAGAGGCTCTGGTGCACCTCAGAGATGCTATTGATGCTGCGTTGGCTAATGAAGCCGGAACAACTTTAGCCTATGTGGCAGATGGTGAAGGCTACGATGTAGAAGTATATCAAGAGAATAGTGATACCTTCTGGGAAGATGCTCTGCGACCTTATACTGATGAAGTAGCCAGAGATACACGCGAAGAAGCAATTACCCCATGGCATCTACACGCGAAGTTTTATTCGAGATGAATATCTTTGTATTAGATTTAAACCCAGCATTGGCTGCGCAATATCAAGCAGATAAACATGTAATTAAAATGACGCTTGAGAGTGCGCAACTCTTATGCTCACCTTTTGAGCCAGAGGATGGCGCACCATACAAGCGAACTCATTATAATCATCCCTGTGCTAAGTGGGTCAGAGAAGATGAGTTTAATTATACTTGGTTGCTCACACATGCTTGGGCATTAGGAGTCGAGTACACTTATCGCTATGGCAAGCGGCACAGATGTGTTCCTGTGATCGACTGGTGTTATCAGAACATGTATAAACTTGCTCTACCGCGAGAGAAACTCTCTCCGTTTGCTCAAGCGATGCCTGACATCTATAAAAATTCAGACCCAGTAGTTGCTTATCGCTCGTATTACATAAATGAGAAGAAGAGAATGGCGCAATGGAAGGTAAGAGAAAGGCCGGACTGGTATCCATGATAGAAGATTGTGAACTCTTAAATAGGCTGTGTTGGCTGCTTAATAAGCGATTCTTGGCCGAGCAAGAGTATGCCCGAGCCCAATGGCAAGTTGCCTACTACAGAAGGATTAAGGGCAAAATAAAGCATGGGCATGCTGTGTTTGACCCAGATATTGAGGTGTCGCGGTCCTTAGAGTCTATATCCAAGAAGATAGAGATTGTTAGATTGAAGTGCCTTAAGAAGCAGGAACAACTCCTCAAGGCCAAGAAGAAGCTTGCGGCACCAATAGGTCGTCTAGCTAAGACACTTAAGGCAGATTTTTGCTATAAGGATGGAACCATAAATGCTATTCAAGTCAAAGTTCCTATTCCATCTGATCCTTCTCACACTTGGCGCAATTTATACTTAGAAAAAATTGACATAATAGATAGAGCTGAAGAATATATGTTCTCTAAGATCCTAGAGAAGGAATTGACCTATGAAGACTAAGAAAGACCCAGTAGATGCGCTCAAGATCAGTGCAGAGAGCAAGAAGATTCTCAAAGAGATCCGGACTGAGATGTTTAAGGCAGTGGAAGATCTCGAGAAAGAGAATGAGCAGCTGAAGACTTCTCTTAAGTTTTTGCGTGAAAAGAGTGATAAAGACGTGCTTCGCCTGATCGCTTGGGCTTTGGGTAAATCTGTCGCAGAGGTAAACAGGATGAAAGTGAATAAGCTTAGGGAGTGCTGGCGTCTTCGTGACCTGCCAGATCTGAATATCGTTTCTATTGATCCTGTGACAAAGAAGTCATTTACACTGATTAAGTTGAGCAACTGACCTACGGTAGAATCGTAGAGAGGCAATTCGTAATGCGACAGAAGTGTGAAGAATGTGGTGACTACAAGCATTGTAATGAAGATAGTATTTGTTTTGATTGTGTCCAAGATAGACAAGATCTTCAGGACTGGCTTCCTGAAGATGAAGAAGATGAATCAGAAGATAAAGAATAGGCGCTCTTAATGCTTCTTATCTTAGAAAAAGCTCTTGTCTATGGCCATCTAGGTTTTCTTATTGAAATTTGGTTCACGGGCATACATAGTTTTTTCTTTAGAAAAGATAAGAGTGCCACCGCAAAGACATACCTTCCGATGTGTTTGGTATATGGTATAGCAGCGTTAATATTAGAGAGTATATCTCAAATTCTTCCATGGCCTTTTTATTTAAAGGCTTTTGTTTATGTTTTAGCAATATATGTCATGGAAGGTTTCAGTGGATGGGTGCTTAAAAAGCTTATAGGCCGGATTCCTTGGGACTATGGTATAAGTCATTGGACACCTTTCGGCCTTATTAATTTAAAGTACGCTCCGTTTTGGCTATTAGTTGCGATGGCCTTTGATCCTATCACTGATTTTCTTACTAAGTTGTTACGCCACCTATCATCGGTAACTTAATGTTGATCAAACAAGAATATTCTTTAACTAAAAAACTTTCGGCTAAAATAATTATGGGCAATTTGTCTATACGTCAAAGGCTATTATTAATTTGGTGGATAATTCTTGGCAAAGTAGTTACTTTTGACGGCGATACAGTGTTGTCAACTTGTGCTGAACTAATAGAAGATAGCTAAAATAATGCTAATTAAGCAAGTAATTGTAATGAGGAAAGACCTCAAGATGCGCAGGGGAAAAGAGATTGCCCAAGGCTCGCATGCTTCCAACCACATCCTGATGGAAGTCGGCTTCTTGGGAAAGAATCCTAGCAAAGAACTCATAGAATGGCTCAATACGGGAACAACTAAGGTCTGCGTAAGAGTCGACTCTGAGCAAGAATTAATGGATATCTTTAATGCTGCTAAAAATGCTGACCTAGATGTTCATCTAGTCACTGACGCTGGTCGTACTGAGTTCAATGGAGTTCCGACTAAGACTTGTCTAGCTATCGGTCCTGATGACGCTGACGAGATCGACAAGATAACTGGACACCTGGCACTGTACTGAAACCACGATTGCGATCGCATTTATGCTTATAACCGCACCAGAGTCTACGCTTACTTATATCGTCTATGGCTATGTCGGTATAGGCATCTTATTGATGATAGCGCTGTTGACCGATGAGGAGATGACTAAAGACTGGCTAGATGCTGGCTTTGCTCTAATAGTTGGACCTATCTGGGCTTTTATCCTCGTACTTCTCTTGACGATAAAGATCATCGAGAATGGAAAAGAGAAGGTCTCTCTCTTTAAGCAAAGAAAACGAGATAAGAAGAGAACGGCCAACTCAAAACAATTATCACTCATTCGTCGAATGTACTTATTAAACTTAATCAGCAAAGATACATTTGTAGAATGTAAGAATATAACCGTGAGAAAAAATGATTCTGGTCACTAAAGATATTTTTCTTGATGTTAAGAAGATAGTAGACATACATGTAAACGCCAATATTTTAACAAATATTATCAATGATAAAGTAGTCGAGACACCTCAATATAGAATAGATATATGGGCTGATGCCATATTAGCTGGTTCAGCTCAACAGTATTCTATGAATACATATTTTGCTTCAAAAGAAGAAGCTTACGCTTGCTATCGAGAACTGATACGGCAAATAATTGACTCAGGCGAATATCCCGAGATGAATAATAAATTGTTAGACAACGTATTAACCACAAAGGAAGAGACCAAATGAAAGGTAGTTATCCTCGTACAAAGGCGATTCGTGTTGATAGGCGTGCTCGTGCTGCTGAAGTTCAGGCGGCTAATGAGCGCACACCAGAAGAACAGCTCAGGCATCTAGACATGCTCGGACTAACGGCAACCAAAGAGCGGGCAAAGATCGCAAAGAAGCTCCAAAAAGAAAAGAATTAAGAATACTAATGTGGTAATGTTTAAGGATGTTCTTGAGCATGATCAGACTATTATGGAGAGCTATTAAGTTAGCTCTCCATTTCTGTATTTGGGCTTTTTATCATTTCCGAATCTACACTTACTTATGAACATCTATGTCATACATACTCTGAGAAGTGACTGGTATCTTGCAGATGTCTGCGACTATATATTTGCCTCTCTAGAGGGAGCAAAGAAGTGGACTGCATATTACATAGAGAATAAGACAGAGCGAGATATCTATATCTCTACCTTTGAAGAGTGCCAACGTCTAGTCGAGGACAATGACATGAAGCCAAAGGCTATGCTTCAAGCGCTGAGTGACCTACATGACACTGCTACGGCGCATCGGGCACCGTTTTTCTCGATGGAGAAGTGGTTCTATGATGGAGTAGGGATCAGGAAGAAGGCCGTGGAGACAGCATTCGAATTGGTAAGTGGTACATTAAACAGGTTCTTGTCCCCGTGATTGATTGGAAGCAGTTAGCCGAAGAGGCCCAAAAATTAGAGATTGCTATCGCTAGATGCGCAAGAGTGACTGCGTTATTAAAGATGTCTTCAAAGAAAAACCCGTACTATCCACTAGTACGGGTTCTCTCTTTACTACATGTTGTAGATTGGCCTATGTATTAAACTTGAGCATATTCCCAAGAATATCCTTTATGCTGTTTACGTCCATTCTTACCTAAAATACAAGCTCTAATCATCGTAGGATCAAACCTGGGATCTTGAGATGTATACTCTAAGAAGATCTTCTCGCCTGTTTTTATATTAGTACCAATTACTGGTTTATATTGAGCTATTTGTTTTTCATGATGACGTTGTTTTGTCTTATCTGTGTCCATTGCTGCTTTTGTAGCAGCTCGATGTTTTGCGGCCCATTTAGGATCAGCACTGCGTTGCCGCAACTTTGCTTTAGTTGCGGCACTATGATGCTTACCAGTATTAATCTTTCTAAGATGCTCTTTTTGAGCTTCAGAACAGATTCTTCCCGATTTCCCTTCACCACCAAATGTCTTATTAACCAATTCTTCTCCCCAAATTATTGCTGTCTTAATTAAGAATCGTTCATAGGCCAAGACTACATCTTCATTTTCATGCTGAAAGACAATTTCAATCTTTCTTCCACCGGCTTCTGAATAAACTTGACGCCATTCAGCACTTCTATCTTTGATAGAGTAAGCTCTATCGTCTTTTCCTTTACCAATATAGAAAAGATTGTTATTATCTAATCGTCTATGTTCATAGATATAAAACATAATTTATCCACATTTAGAATAACCGCAATCTAAACAAGATACACATCCTTGTTGATAACTTAGATTATTAGAAGAGCACTGTGTGCAAACTTTTTCAGTTGTTTTTGTACCATCTGCGATATACGATTTACTAAGTACACGAGCAACTACCGTAGAGAAAGAAAACATATCTGAATATTTATCTTTACGTAATTGTTCTACAATATATTGAATCGGCACTCCATGACGAAGTGAAGTAGACAGTGTTCGACTTAATGAACCATAGAGTGGATTATCAAAAAGATCCACCACATTTTCAAACGTTTCTTCATCATTCAATATGAGGTTATAAGTGGAAGGTCCGGTCTTATTTGAATGCTTAACAAGTTTTCCATGTTTTTCTTTCTTTCCAACTTCAATGTTTGCTGCTAATCCACAAAAAATCTCATATGGTTTTCCATGAAGCAAACCAACAAGAATAACGTATTCTTCACCTTTAACTTTAGCTCTATGAATGTCACAAGGTAGAGATTTAGGTCGCTTAGGAGCATGCGTTTCTTGAATAGCTTCAATAGTGCCTGAACTTGTAGGTTTCTCAATTAGAACTCCTGATCTACTCTTATCGCGATAAATAGTAATTCCCTTACATCCATCCTTCCAACCCTTCATATAAATATCTTTTACAGTATCAACAGTTGTATCTGAAGGAACATTGGTCGTATTGGAAATACTATGATCAACCCATCGCTGAGCAGCAGCTTGCATTTCTACCTTTTTTAACCAATTGATATCATTAGCAGTGGATCCATAATAAGGACTGTCTTTTATATCAGACTTTGGATCTTTTCCATTAATACGAGCCCATTCTAAATGACCATGATGAAAGACTTCAAATTCAGTCCACTTATCGCCTTGAGCATCAACGAAATCAGCTCTATCTGAAGCATTCATGTTTTTCTTGCGACGAGTGTAATTAAGACGAAACGCCGGCTCACATCCTGATGTTGTCTGACACATAATCGACATAGAACCAGCAGGAGCAATAGTGAGATTCGCTATATTACGTCTTCCAAACGATTTATACATTTTTTGAATTTCTAAAGGACACTCAGCAAGTACTTTAGAAACAAACGGATGATCCTTCTCTTTTGATAAGGAGAAGACGTTGAAAGCACCACGTTCTTTTGCCATAATAACAGAAGAAGTGTATGACTGAATTGCGAGTACTTTATGGATTTTCTCAGTCATGAGAATGCTTTCTTCACTGCCGTAACTCATGCCTAAGGCAGCTAAAGTATCGCCTAGACCTGTTTCGCCTAGACCGGTTCTTCTTCCATTGCTAGTAGTTTTAAGAATATTTTTCCATAAATTAAGTTCAATTGCTTTTACTTCGTCTCGCTCAGGATCTTGCTCAATCTTATTGATGATCTTGTGAATCATTTCTAATTCAAGGTCGATCATGTCGTCCATAAGACGTTGAGCTGTAATAGTAGTTGCCTTAAACTTTTCAAAATCAAAATAAGCTGTTGATGTGTATGGATTTACCACAAATTTAAAGAGATTTTGAAGAAGTAAACGGCACGAATCTAAAGGACATAGGGGCAATTCACCACAAGGATTGGTACTGGAAGTTCGATATCCAACATCTGCGTAGCAATCCGCTGGAGAATTAGTAATAATTGTATCCCAAAACAATACTCCAGGTTCAGCGCTTTCCCAAGCGGCAAGCATCATTTGGTCCCAAACCGCTTTTGCTTTTACTTCTCTTACAATTGAAGGAGTTGCGGAGTCTATGGGCCACTGTTGGGTATACGTAGTGTCGTCACAAACTGCTCGCATGAAAGCATTAGAGACCCTTATAGAAACATTCGCCCCGGTAACTCGAGTCTTATCTCGCTTAATATTAATAAATGTTTCAACTTCAGGATGGTGGACAGAAATGCTCAACATTAAAGCTCCGCGTCGACCATTTTGAGCCACCTCACGAGTGGTATTTGAGAAACGATCCATAAAAACAGCAATACCATCTGTGGTTTTAGCCGCATTTGACGTAGAAACACCCTTTGGACGAATATTTGAGATATCATGACCTACGCCGCCTCGCCGTTTCATGATTTGAGCTTGTTCTTGATCGGCTCTAAAGATACCACCATAAGAATCTTGCGCCGGTTCGATAACAAAGCAATTACTAATACTTTGAAGTTGAAAAGGATTTCCGATACCAGACATCGGACTACCTTGCGGAATAATAGTCCAATCTTGAAACAAATTAAAAATAGTTTCTTCAGAAAGCGGATTGGGGTATTTACTTTCAATTCTAGCGAATTCTTTTGCTAGTCGTCGATGTGTATCTACAGGTGTTGATTCATAGAAGATTTCATTGTTTTGAAGAGCATATTTATCAGTAAAAGTATTTGCCGCTAATTCATCTTGTTTGAAGTAAATCAATGAGGCATTTAAAACTTCTTGACGCGTAAATTCAATCATTATTTCCTCGTATTTAGTAGAGAGATTTTACCCCGGATGAGATGCTAGAAGCAGGGATTAAATGGAGAAATGTATAATAAAATCATGAGATATAAAAATAAGATGAACGAGATCACAATCAAGATAGACAGAGGATTCGGCCTGGATCCTAATGATTCTACAATCTTATGGGAAGAGAAAGAAAGATTAAGAAAAGAACTTGAAGAGACAAAGGCAATATTGAGTGATTGTCTAGAAGAACAAGGCTCTAAGCCCATGATTGATAAACTGACGGCAGAGATAGCTCGTCTACAAGATGTAGTTGTATCTCTTCGAGTACAACTTGATTATAACGTCGATGGCGATGCTAGATACACAGCAAATATGGAGTAATTTATGACTAAATCTAAAACAGACATTCTTATTACAGAAACCAAAGTTCTTTACAATGATAGCTATATGGCTAGCGATTTTTTAAAAGAAATGACGGATTTTGCTATAGAACATGGTGTTGATCTAAAAGATGTGACATTACATTTGTCAGCTTATGACGGAGATCACTCCTATCTTTCTTTAAGTAGGCCAGAGACAGGCGCGGAGAAAGAGAAACGATTGGCGAGGAATAAGAAGGCTAGAGAATTTAAGCAGAAGTTCAAGCAAAAACAAGAAGAAAAAGAAAAGAAAGAGTATGAACGACTCAAAGCAAAGTATGCTTGGATGGACAATGAAGCCAATTTTAATTGAGGTCTATTCAGACGGCTCAGGAAATACCTTTGATTCTGATGGTGGATATGGCTGGCGCATCGTCGTAGATGGTGTCTTCTTAGAAGAAGGCAACGGATACTTGTCAAAGGCTACGAATAATACAGCTGAGCTCTCTGCTGCACTCTTTGGACTACAACGAACTGAATCCATTATCCTTCAAAATCAATGGCAATTAGCAAAAGTAGTTCTTATATCTGATTCACAGCTTGTCCTTGGGTATGCTTCTAATAAGTGGCGCTGTAAGGCAGAACATCTTAGGCCTCTTAGAGACGAATTACAACAAGTGTATAACCGTTTAGATGCTGAAACGCGCTGGGTTAAAGGTCACAATGGTGACCCCAATAACGAAGCTTGCGATAAGCTAGCTAAGACTGCCAGAGAAGGAAAGGGACACGTATGAAAAAATGTGAACATGAGTGGGAAGAAGTCTACTATGACAGTCACAATGGTGTACATGATTATAAGTGTAAAAAGTGTGGAGATTATATTCAGACTACAAGACCTGATCTTCACGGTATTTATAAGTAAAGCTAAGAAGAACAAAGGAGACGTTTATGAGTCTACGTACATGTATATATTGTCGAGGTTGCGTATGGGGAGACAAACAAGAGAGTACGAGAGTCTGCGATACTTGTAGGGAACAGATAAAGAAGTTTGACGAAGATACGATTAATTGGTTGATGACGGTAATCGATGGACGCATTTACGCTGAGCTCGACAACCATACCGACAGATATAGCCATGAATCAAGTGATAGAGGATATTACTGATGAAGATCTGGGCAATAACATATGGTGATGGATTTGAGTTCTCAGGTGTCATCGTGGAAGCTTATGACGATGAAACAGTCGCCGATCTCAGATGCATGGAACTTAATAAGAAGTGGACTGAGCGCGGTAGCCAATATGGTGGATACGATGTCCAAGAATATGAACTCAATAAGCGCGATGAAACTCTATGAAAAAATATTTTCTTTTAATAGCTGGTGATCAATACTATCCTTGTAGTGGTACACGAGACTGGAAAGAAACTTTTGAAACTTACGCCGAGGCTGAGATCGCTGCTGAAGCTATGTCTTGCGATTGGTATGACATTGTAGATTTACAACAATGGATAGGTAGTGATGAAACTCTATGAAATTCTAGTCCCTACAATCTACGGGGATACAATGAAACCTATTCGAACAAAGCATCATAAGAAATGGGATGAGCGCGTTAAAAAGCTCTCTGGTGGACTTACGATTCTAACTCCTGGCAAGGGAGTGTGGGTTCACGAAGGAAAAGACTACATCGAACGCGTCATTCCCGTACGAATCATGTGTGAAGAAAAAGTAATAAAGAAGATCGTTGAGATCACATTGCAACACTATCGCCAAAAGGCAGTAATGTACTATGTCATTTCGAGCGAATGTTTTATCGTCAATGCAAAGGAAGACCAATGACAACTGTTAAACTTATCAGCATGACTCAATCTGAAGTGTTTGTAGAAGGTAAACAACTCTCACCAGAACAGCTCATCGAGTATACTGCTCGAGTCTCTAATCCTGCTGGTCAAGAGAAATATACAGACTCTTTTAAGCTTCTTAAGTATCTTATTGAGAACAACCACATCTCACCATTAGAGATGGTTGACTTCACGGTAGAAATCGAGACTTCACGAGCTATTGCTGCTCAGATACTTCGGCACTGGTCATTCTCATTTCAGGAATTCAGCCAGCGATATGCGCAGGCAGCTGACTATGTCCAGTATCCTGCTCGTAGCCAAGACTCCAAGAACCGCCAGAACTCTATCGACAACATGTCAGATGAAGACAAGCGGTGGTTTTTTGACGCTCAAGTGAAGGTGTGGTCTACATCAAAGGATCTCTACGATGAGGCCTTGGCCAAGGGGATTGCGAAAGAACAGGCCCGATTCCTACTACCCCTGAATACAAAAACCCGTCTATATATGAAAGGGAACGTCAGGGATTGGTATTTTTATCTACGTCTACGTTCTGCAAATGGAACACAGAAAGAACACATGGATATTGCGAAAGCAATTATTGACCAGGTATTTAAGCCCAACTTCCCGAATATCGCTGCTGTAGCTGGCTGGATTTAAATTTTAGGTTTCGTCCATGAAAGATCAGGAGTAAGTTTTCGAATAGCTTCTGATCGTTCATCGCTGGAACCTTTGGTGGGAACATAAACAATGCGATGTGTCGTAACCGGAATATTTTTTGCTCTAAGTTCATGAGCAATATTTCCGGTTCCACCTGGATGGTCTGCTTCTCCGACCATAAATACATCGTATGTCGGCTCTTTGGAAGGTCTTTTATTAATATGATCTGTGGCAGAATAGACAAGACCAACACCAGGTTTGTCAGACCACCAACCCTGATCTTTTAATTTATGAACTATTGTTCCTGTATGGACTCCGCCTGATGGATTAACTTCGACGCCAAATCGCTTTAAATCTTTGGCTGTAAGTCCATTCATACCACGATATAAAGGGATCCGTGGAGCAGGTTCTGTACTTGGGGTACTTACTGGCTTAGTTCCAAGTGGAGAATTATTTTGAATACCATATGCCTTAGATGTACTTTTTTCTAAAGTCCATTGACCATTAGAAGCAATTTTAAGAAACTCACTCATGACTTAATCAACCAAAACGCCATCTTTAGTACACTGGCATTTCTTAGCATGGCACTTAGAGCAGAGTTTCTCGCTGCCTGAACGTCCATCTTCGGTCTTATCTAGGTTCCACTGACCACCTTTATTCAGAGAGACTTTCTCTCCGCAGCTTCGGAGTAATGGAAGGACACTTTGCGACGGCGGTGGCGGAGGTGGAGTGCCATTAACCGTCTTTTCAAACGACTGATTGGCGTAATCTTTCTTAGCAGTCTCTTGCTTGAAGATGTCGTTTTTAATAATCGGCTTCTGTGCTTGTGCTTTGATCTTATCAATGCCTGTAAGTTTCTTTGCGGGAGCTGCTGGAGTTACTTTTGGCGTCACACTTGGAGTAAAGTCTGCGAGCATGTTCGCTCGAGCAGATCGTTCAGTTGTACTCGGCATCTTGGGCGCTGGCTCAGCTGCTTTTGGTGCTACTGCCTTGGATGATTCGTACATGGCATGCTGCTGAGCTTGTGCTTTAGGTGAAAGGAGAGCTTTCTCGAGGTCATCGACAACATCTTCACTTTTAACAACTACATTTGCTGCGCCAGGCTTAAAACCGGCATTAGCAGCAGAATTTAAGTGACTAGTTAAAGTAGCATGAAGTTGCTTGCCCTGAGGATGGTTGCTCATAGCAGTAATAAAGGGAGCGTGATTCATATGGGCAGTAATAAACTTGCCACGTTCTGCACTGCCTTTGGGTAGAGCTTTTAAACCACCCATAAAACCTTCAACTGTACCATGTAGACCTGAATCGGCCTTAACAAGCTCTTCTTTGACTTCTTTAAACTTCGCAATAAGTAGGTCTAGATTTTCCATAAAATCATTATAACCTGTCAATAAGTTAGATTTTCCGAAATAAATTTGAAATGATTCAATGGATTTAAACATTTAACCCACAGCAGCAAAAAGAAAGGCAATAATAAAAATGGCAAATAATAATAATAACAATAGTAATACTGGCGATCTCGAGAACAAGAATTTGGTAGTTATCACCCCCGAAGACGTTCAAGAGTGTGCGAAGTTCTTCCAATTCTTCGAGATTCCTGTGCCTGCGCCTCTGCAGAGTGCGTTGGACTCCTTCATCAAGGAGCCTAACTTGCAGAATCAGCAAGAGCTTAAGTTTCAGCTCTCCGACATCATCAAGAACAGCACTCACCCCGTGTTCCAGGATGAAGTGTTTGCACAGGTAAAGCCAGAGAATGCTCTGGCAAATGATGAGATGGTCTTCGAGCGCCAGCTTGAGGCTCAGCTTACTGGCAAGTCTGATGACTAATACTTGTGGCATATGTTACGACACAGGATGGATCGATAGTCTTGAAAATAGGATTTTCGATCCATGCCTGTGTCGTATCGGTCAAAGCAGAGCAGCACTTGTATTCCTTGATAACTTTCTTTTCTTCTACAAGAAGCTTTTCACATCCAAGAACAGGCTTATATGACTAGCATTTGTACACGGTGTGAAAATGGATGGGTAAGAAGTCACCATACCGGCGCTTGGAATACATGTTCTTGTAAGAAAGGACAGGCAGTTGTATCAAAGCTCTGCTTTATTCGTTTTTATCGTAGATTGTTTCGAAGCCAAACAAATAGGTTGTAGACAATGAAATCTAGAGGTGGCCTTTGGTCTAAAAATGGGCAATTCGCTGACGATGTCTTCGATCTTTTTGTCAACTTATATGCCAAGTTGTTTAACTATAAGTATTCCACGCGTTATAATTATAACCTCCTTGGCCAAAAAACTCAAGAAGAAGATCGAAGACTTGTGCGGCCTAACCTCATTGGGTTGGGAGGATAGGCAAGATAAGGCCAACCAGATCCTTTCCTCTAATGAGTGGAAGCAGCGACTTTGCAACGAATTGATAGGCTTATCATTTCGAGAGCTCGAGAAGGTTCTAATCGGTATCGCCAATGAGCGTCAGAAAAGAGTTGAAAACGATCAAACTGAAGACGGTGAGACCGCAAGGAAGCGTGGGCATTCTGGCAAATCCTTGCGGAGAGATCCCATTGGGACCGCCACAGACAAACCGCCTTCGCGACGTACTCTCGCAGAAATCCTGGCGCAAGTATACGCACCAAGACAGGATGCGAACCATATTTCGCAATTCGAGCGGTCAACTCTACGAGCAAGACCTTCTGTTTGTGAAGAGATACTTCCGAACTCTGCTGATGGAGATGATTGCACCGAATAGTGAATGGGCCAAATGGTTATAACCGTTGATGTCTGGTGGAAACTTCGTCCTATGTTTACGCTCATATGGAAGCTTGACTTGATAAGTCTTAACACTTACAATCAATTCATCTGGACTTAAATGTACCATCGACAACGATTCTTTACAACTTTATTCTTACTAAAGTTGATCAGTGAAGGAACTCTAATACGTTTTCTTTTCAAGCACAAATATCTTGAAGGGTAAAATACACTCGACTCCACAAGATCAGATCTAGTACAGATCTTCTTTTAATTGAGATCAACACAGTCAATTCCTGATCTCCCTAACCATAAGGCTAAATAAAATGAAGCTTCCTAAGCTGTTCAAGATATCCTCAACAGGAGCAAAGCAAGAGTGGGAGATATCAACCGAAGGTAATGTAATTGTGACGCGTTGGGGTCAAGTTAACGGAAAGATCCAAGAGACTCGGGACGAGATCAAAGAAGGTAAGAATCAAGGTCGCAGCAATGAGACCACCGCGTCACAGCAGGCAGAAGCGGAAGCCACCAGTCAATGGGAAAAGAAGCTCAAGAAGGGATATGTAAAGTCGCTTGATGCTGCGGAAGCTGGTGAGATTGATGATGTTATCACGGGCGGTGTCGAACCCATGCTGGCTAAGCGATTCGATGAGCATGGAGATAAGGTCGTCTATCCTGCTTATGTTCAACCTAAGCTGGACGGTCATAGGTGTATTGCCATAGTTGATAAGAATGGACACTGTACTCTATGGAGTCGTACTCGTAAGCCAATCACCGGTCTTCCACATATCGTCAAGGCTATTGAGAACTCTGGCGCTAAGTATACCGTACTTGATGGAGAACTCTATAATCACAAGTACAAGTCTAATTTTGAAGAGTTGACTAGCTTTATCCGCAATCCTGAGCCAAAGGAAGGACATGAAGTAGTCGAATATCATATCTATGATATAGCAGTAAATACTCTATCTTTCAAAGAGCGGCTGGCAGAACTTTACAAGCTATCTGTCTATTCGCCACTTGTGTTAGTACAGACTCAGAAGGTTGTAGATGAAGAAGAACTCATGATCATGTTCGAGAACTTTCTTAGTCAAGGATATGAGGGTGCTATGGTCCGCAATATGGCCGGTAAATACGTCAATAAGCGCTCTACTGATCTTCTGAAGATTAAAGAGTTTCAGGATGCTGAGTTCAAGATTGTGGATGTTGAAGAGGGGCGAGGTAAGCTAGCAGGCAAGGCTATCTTTGTATGTGCCAATGAGCAGGGCACTAAGTTCAAGGCCAAGATGAAAGGTGATCAGGATGAGCTGGCGAAGTACTGGAAGAAGCCCTCTCTCGCTATAGGTCGTATGCTCACTGTACAGTTTCAAGGTCTGACGGGAAAGAACGGTGTCCCTAGGTTCCCTGTGGGTCTGCGATTTCGCGATGACATGTAGGTTGATTATCTGGGATAATAGATATCAAGGACCTATATGAACATCAAATACCCACTAAATCGTTACACTATAAAGTTTGACTCAGAAAAGAAGCTATTCTTGTTGGTAGATAAAGAAGGAAATGTGGTTGGAGAGAATACTAATGGCCGAGAGCTAGGGCGAGATGCTTGGGGTTGGGGAGCACAAGAAGTCTGTTATGACTATGATCTAAACCTAGATGAAAAACTGCCATTGATGTCTACCTATGAGAAATTCAAAGCGCGAAGTCGAATGTCTTAAACGTTTACAGGAGCTCTCTCCTGTATATGACGAACTACTCCAGTTCCTAGATCAAGAGTTCCTTATATCTAAGGAAGAACTGAAGGTTATCAAGAATTCACCTGAAAAGAGTAAGCTGCTACAGGCAAAACTTGCTCTTCTTTCTGATGAACGCAAGCTTCAACTTGTCGAATATATTTGGCAAGTTTTGCCTGTAGAGAGAATTTCTGTAACAATTGTGTCTGAACGCGCTATGAAAGAATTTGCGTATGGAGATACTTAATGAAATCTAAAGCTGAACAGCAAAAAGAGTGGGCCAAAATAATCCAGAAAAGTATAAGGCGGCCCAGCGTCGGCATTATTTAAAACATAAAGAAAAAATACTTCTTAAGACAAAAGAGTATGTAAAAAACTTGTCACTTGAAGAATTAAATAATCTTAAAGAAAAGAAGAAAATTCTTTGTGCTGCCTGGTATAAACAAAATCAATCTAAAATCTTAGAAAAAGCTAAAGTTTATCAAACTCAGCGACGACAAGTTGACCTTAATTTTAAATTAAGGTGTTATTTACGCAGTCGTTTAAGTCATGCTATCAAGAATGGCCAAAAAATCGGTTCTGCTGTTGAAGATTTAGGTTATTCTTTAGATGACCTAAAGAAACACTTAGAATCTCAGTTTTATCCTAATTCAATTACGGGAGAGGTAATGAGTTGGGATAACTATGGTAGGGACGGTTGGGAAATTGATCACATTGAGCCATTGGCTAAATTTGACTTATCTATAAGAGAGCATTTTTTAAATGCTTGTAATTATAGAAATCTTCAACCACTCTGGTGGCAAGATAATGCTCAAAAAAGTGACAATATCGTAACTGATAGAGGTTTTAAAGAGTTCGTTGCGGAGATATAATCGTGGAATATTCGAGTGATCTAGAGGCAAAGCTAGCTGCTTATTTTATAGAGAACTATCCCTTTTTTACTGGGGATATCATTAGGATCAATGAAGATGTAGATGATGTCATTGAGGCTAGTGATCTTTATTTACCTCTCAATTTAAATAGTCTTAATCAATATAAAGCAAAGCATAATTATGCGGCTTTTCATCTAAAAGTCGACTACGTCAAGTTGATCAATCGTTCTACTCCAATGAGAGATATTATTCAACTTAGAGGAGATATACATTACGTAATAGAGGAATTTCGACCAGTGATTCAAGACATGGCGACTTATTACAGTGACAAACCAATGCTCGCTGATGAAGTTTCTGAGTCACCTCTCTATGTGTGGTCAGGTGAAACACCAGCCGATTCCATTAGGAAAAAGCAGGCACTTAGTAAATTTAAGTATTTCACTGTAATCGCATTCATCTCAAGCTCAGTCACCTTCGCCAAGATTCCTCCGTCTCTCGTAAAAGAGATGGATATGATGTTTGATGTGATGGCCGATCGTCTTAAAGAGACATTGGACGAGAAACTAGCCTCTAATATCCTTTCGATTTTGAAGAAATCTAGATCGGAAATTCGAAATAAGTATATTTCTCCATGAGCGAATCAAAAATTCGAAGTCGAGTTACTTCTTCTGATGATGAATCTTTTAGTTCTATGGGAAGTAAAAGACTTAGTAGATTGTGGTGGCGCGTTTTACGCAAAACTTATGGGGATATTAGAAGCGAAGAATTTAAACTTATCAAAAAGGCATATTTCATAAATAATTTTGAGTCAGGTCTACACGTCTACTCCACTGAGGAATAAATGGCAAAAAATGGAAAGTTTGAAGTAAAAAATATCACATCGTTTAGTGATCTGGTCAGTGGCAAAGTATCCATTCTTAACGAGAGTGATCTGTGCTTTCAGAATTCGACCGATATCGTCCAGCTAGCTTACAAGGAACCAGAGAATGGAACCAAGTACGAGGTTAAGCCAGGTTTTTACACACTTGCTTCGACTGCTGCGGGTATTCAGACTTCTAAGATTGAGTTCCGTAAGCGTGACCTCCTCGAGGATGTCACTAGCACTAGAAGCATTATTTCTGAAGCACGGCTATTCTTTAATAAGCTTGAAGTATACGAGAAGCTCAATCGACCCAAGAAACGTGGAGTATTGCTTTACAGTGCTCCCGGTTGCGGAAAGTCTTCTTCCATTGAGAAATTTTGTGTCGATTTCTCAGTTGAAGATCCTGGTACCGTTGTGATCGTGTGGCCAACGTCAGAGATCGAGGCTGACTCAATTGCTCACTTCTTTGGCCACAGCATTGAATACACGTCTTCATGTACTCGCTTGATTCTCATCATCGAAGACATCGGCGGGAAGGAACCAGGCGAGTATCGAGGCAGTCAAGGAATTGATGCGGGTCTATTGAACCTACTGGATGGTATCGGTGTCACTTTTAAGCTTCCTACTTTTATTGTCGCGACTACGAATCATCCAGAAAGCTTGCTACAGGCGCTTGCTGACCGACCTGGCCGGTTCGACCGCCTTATTAAGCTCAATCCCCCGACACACGAGGAGAAAGTACGGCTACTAACTTTCATCGCAAAGCGTGAGCTCACGGACGAAGAAAAGGAATCAATCGGTAGAAAGGGAACAGAAGATTTTTCCGTTGCTCATCTTGAAGAGATCGCGATTCGTTCGCTTCTTCACGATAAGACATATATGGAAGTAATTCAAGAAATGATTGACCACACAAAGCTCTTCAAGAAGAATTTTGAAGAGAAGGGTAGTGCTGGTTTTGGCTTTGGCAGAGATTAAGTCGATCGAGTAGAGCTGGATATCCGGAAACGCCTAGAAGCACACTAGGACCCTCTAGCGAGAGTTCGATTCTCTCGTCTACTCTTGTAGTACACTTCAAACAAGGAATGAACAAAATGACCACAACTTTAAACAACGCTATTCTTCGTGTAACCCGTCGTACCGTAAAGGGCTTCACTGTTGGTGAGATCTTTGATCGTCTATCGAGCAGTGATGATCGCAACACTCCATACAACAGCGTTCGCGCTCGTGTATATGAGCTTGCGGCAGCTGGTAAGCTAGCTCATGTCGGTGAGCGTCGCGATCCCGTCTCCGGTCGGGAGAGCAAGGTGTTCGTTCGCGCGTTCTAATAAGCGCCATTCCTTGTAGCTCAAATTTGGAAGAGCGGCTGCTGTGAGGCAGTGGGTTACAGGTTCGAGTCCTGTCAAGGATTTTAATAGGAGAGGAGTGTGATTCCTACAGAAATCAAAGAAAAGATTAAAAGTGAACTTAGCTTTGTTGGTTTTCTCTGTGGATTAGCGATCATCGCAGGAGTAGTGCTCTATGAGCACTATAAGCATCGTAAGCCATGAAAGCCTATCCTGTTCTCAGTCAGTTCCCGCTTCCTCCAATCCAAGGTTGGACACCTCCGAGACAATTCTCTACAGAATCGACTACATGTAAGTTCTGTCAAGAGCCGGATTTATATTGGCAATGGAGCTTCTATCTTAAGAAGTCTATACTAATAAATCCCGCAAGAAGAACATTTCATCGTTGTACGGCTTCTGGACAGAAAGATGTATTTCCCGGCTGGTGTGATAAGTGTCAAGCTGCCGATCTATTGTGGATTCGTAAGACGAATGGATTTGAGCTCACTGAGAGCTACGGATTGCCACATTCATGTGAAGTCGATCCTCCAGAAGATATATCTCATACAACTTGTAAACATTGTTCACAGAAAGATCTCCTTTGGACCTTAAGAGGTGCTCGCTATACCCTCGTTGATACTAGGGGAATCAAGCACAACTGTCCCGCTTATCCTTCCTATATGAAGGACTGGGCAGAAGCCCTACGCATGAACTATGCTGCTGAAAAGGCATGGCTGAAAGCTATACCAGACGACACACCTTGTAAAAAATGTAAAGGCTTTGGTGTTATTATCTACACCTCTAAGAGCAAGAAAAACCTTCAAAAGTACAACTCCTCCGAACCGATACGGATGTCTCGCCCATGTGTTAAATGTAAGCAATTAGGGACCTTTACAGCATTAAAGAAGAAGGCATATCTAAAAGACCTTAGAAAGAAATATTGGCCCTTCAGGATTGGATTCCACAAGTGGAAGAAACACAAGCCATGAGCAAGTCAAAGAAAAAGATCCCGTATAATGGTCGAGATGAGAACATCGTCAAGATCATCAAAGGTGCTACCAAGAGTGGAATCCATAAAGACTTGAAGAAGGAAGAGAATAAATATGCTTCTCGTTCCAAGGTGAAAGCGGAAGATGATTGCTGCCTACAGTGTGGCTTTCCATATCGTGAGCATCGAGGCTTGGACGCAAACGAACTAGCCGCTATGGAATGTGGATTCTGCTCTGTATCATGTATGGACTACTATAAGACCCAAGAATAAGGAAATTTATGCATACACGACCATCCGAAGCATCAGTATTACGAGATCTTCTAAAGAAAGAGATGAAGGATAGCAGCAAATTTAAGGAGCTTCTCGCTGAGCTTGATGTAGAATGCGATGTGTCTAGGGATAGTGTGTGGAATGACCAATTTCATTGTTCCATTCACGCAGTAACATTCCGCGACCATGAAGAGTCTTATATATGTCCGGTTGGGCAATTTGCCCGAGAATTGAAGAGTAGGTATGAGTAAGCGACTTGAGAAACTTAAAGAAGCAGCTTATAAGGAAGCACTCAAAAGCGATGGACGCCAGCGTCATGGTGCTGTAGTCATTGGTACTGGTGGTCGTATCTTGGCCAAGGCATGTAACAACTATGACAATGGCTGCCATGCTGAAGTTCGAGCGATCAAGCGTGTTCCTCATGATGCTAAGAAGGATATAGAAGAACTCATGGTTGTCAGGGCTCGCAAGAGTCAGAAGTATGGAATGAGCAAGCCATGCCCTGAGTGCCAGGCTGCTATCAAAGCAGCAAAGATTAAGGTAGTCTACTATTCGACGAACGGAGAAGTTCTTGGATATGACACATACGACGAAGACAACATATGACAGCTTGATGAACAAGTACGAGTTTGCTAAAGAATCAGCTACTCGCTTTGGCTCATGGAGCGAGATGGATAAGTTTGTAAAGGAGATCTTGCGAGAGATCTCACAAGAGACAGAAAGTTGGCAGCCTGAGTATCAAGCATGAAATACCTGTCAATTCTCCTATTGCTCGCCTGTAGTCCAGTTCCCTGCTATCCAGAGAGTGGCCTGAGTAACTTTACGTCATATCAGACACCCAAAGAAGAACCTTCTCTTGAGATAATGGCCCAACTCAGGCAGGTAGAAGCATGTCTAGCTCCACTCAAGACAACATGGCTCTCTGATGAAGAAGCAAAAGCCGCAGAATGCTACGGTAGGTCTGCTGCTTCTTTAGAGCTCAGGGCATGTATGCGGGTCGCAGTAGCACCAGATTGGTACACAAGTACGTGTACCGGCGAGCAAGTTTTCAATTGCAGTATTGGTAACGCTCGTTGCTTAGAAAAGGGAATTACTCCTACTGCTGAATGTCCATGTAGTTGTCGGGCTCAGATTCAAGATACAACTACTATCTGGATCACGCCTAATCGCAAGCTGTTGTCTGCTTATGCAGTTACTCTTCTAACAGGCTGTCTCAGTCCATGGACACCTACTCTCGTTAAATGTTCTAACATCTAGATATTCCCGAGTAGCTCAATTGGTAGAGCGTCGCACTGTTAATGCGAAAGTCGTAGGTTCGAAACCTACCTCGGGAGCTGTTGAGTATGTGAGCCATCTTAGATGGCATAAGAAAAAAGACCACGACATTGACCGAATCGCACGTTACCAACTGTCTTTACTTCTTTTATCATATCCTCAATCTTTATGCCGATACGTATATTCTTTTTAAGCCAATTGAATAATCGAGTCCAACGTGGAGAATTGTCTCAAGGATGGCATTCGTGTTGGGCATTACTTAAATTCTTAACCTCTCTTAAACAGATTAAGTTGATAACTCCATCAACTTGGGATTCTGCTTATAGAGATGTTTGTGCTGTTTGGCAGGATTCAAAGCGAGCATTTAAATATGAAACAAAACAAAAAGAAATCTTACACACCACCTTCGAAACCTCTTCGTGACCCTGACCATATCAGTAAGAGAGGTGTATATTACTGGTGGAGTACGGAATGGCTCCGAGGCACCAATTCTGCCAACACTTCTTTTGGTCGAATTAAGGCCATTAAAGAGCGCGGAACAGTGAATCTATATATGGTAAGTAAAGATGGCAACCTTACTTACATTCAAGGCAGCATCCAGCAAGAATTTAAGGATTGGCATCTGCAGAGAAAGATAGACTATTTCTTTCTAGCTGATGACCCAGAAGCACTGGACGATATCATTCTTGCGTCCGATCCGTGAGTAAGTAGCTATACTCCTGCTCCTGGAACACCTGTCAGCATCGGTTTCGGTACGACGACTTCCTCGTCAATCTTAACATTCGGGTCACTCTCTTCTTTAACATGTTTATTTAGTTCAAGCTTAGGAACATTGTGACGATTAACTCTGCTGTACAGCTTGTGAACTAAGACTTCCATATCAGCATGTGCTGGAGTTTTCTTCAGCTGCGACGATCGCAGTTTACGAAGGTTTCCTCGCTTCTTAGGTTCAACGACTTTATCTGCCAAGCCCAACTTAATAGTTTCTTCTGCAGAGAGATATAAGTCGCGCTGACACACATCTTCCCAAAAGCTCTTAGGCATCCTAGAATTGGCTGCATACACGTCATAGAGCATATCCTGAAGACGCTTTGCCTCTTCCATCGCGATCTTCGCATCTGTATGTGTACCTTCGAAATATTCAGTGCCGTCATGAATCATAACAGTCGTGTTTGGATAAAGATAGCGTTCGTCACAGATGGCCATAATCCATGTAGCACTACTCTGAACAATCCCACCGCCGAAAAACTTGACTTGACATGGACAAGCTAAGATCTCATCACATAGCCGTAGCATCGAGTAGGGATCACCGCCGGCACTATTCATATATAGTTCTATGGGTTTTCCAGGGGCTTCATTCACAAGTCGATGAAGAGCTCTCACTGCGAGTTCGATCGAACGTTGAGTCACTTCTCCACACTCTTCATCGGCTTGACCTGTGTAGTCTCCGAAGTAGATACGACGGTTCTTGGTATCTATACCGTAATCTAGAAAGTCACCTAATTCCGTTTTAAGGGCCATAATTTAGTATTCTACCCCGTTTATAAGTGTTTAAAAAAGCAACAATAACCAAAAGGACAACATGTCTAAGAAAGAAACCGTGGAAGAATTTTTGAAGCGTGGTGGGACTATAACTAAAATCCCGCCAGTAGCACCCGCAGAAGACAGCAGCAATGACCACATTGTACCCACTACCAATGGCGGCGGAACAACTATGTTTACCCTAGGTGAGGGCGCCCTATATTATTCTGAATCTAAAGCTAAGCCCAAGAAACTCAAGAAACTTGATGAAGTTATCAATAAGTCTGCTCTTCCTGCTTCTCTATTGAAATACATGTCCAAAAATTAAGTAGGATTTACCTTAGACACTAAGATTCCATCGACGAATGTTAATGATCCAGCAGCTCCAGGAGTGGTTAGTTTGGCGAGAGAAGCAGTGTCATTATTATTTGTTGTTGGAAACACACCGGGAATGTTAAGTGCAACCATGGCAGCAGCAGCCAAATCTTTGAATATGAGCTTCAATTGACTCTGCTGCAGTGGTAGCAGAGTATTGTAATCTTGTAGTGGAGCTATCAGATCAGGGTCGACTCCTCCTTGGACTCCGTATAGGTAAGCCAATTGTAGTGCTTCGTCAAGATTCATAAATGTATTGGCTTGACGCTGAGTAACAGACAATGGATCAACAATGGGCGTCGAACTTGTTATGGTTGGAGTTCCAATGTTGATTATTTGCTCTATGCCTGTTGCAACAATTTGATTGCTTATTGCAGGTACACCCAGCTCTATAGATTGTTCGCTGCCCACTCCAACAACATTTGAAACTATCCCGGTTATTGGGGTGCCGATTAGAATATCTTGTTGGATGCCAGCTTCAACAGCGAATATTGAAGTATTGTTAGTGGGTACACCGACAGAGATATCTTGCTGAATGCCTATTGCAGTATGTGATGTTATTGAACTGACAAGTGACAATCCTGTGTCAATCGTCTGATCAATGCCTATACCAATCGCGGGTATATAAACAGCTGCTATTGGAGTTCCAATAGTGATGTCTTGTTGAATACCAACACTCAAAAATTCTCGATCTAGAGCACGCACTGCAGATGGCGTACCGACGTTGATAACTTGTCCAAAACCACTTCCAATTACTGAAGCCGGTCCAGCAACCACCGGCGCTCCTACACTGATAGGCTCCAAGATTCCTACGCCAATAGTCGTGAGTGGATTAATATCAGCAGTAGGTGTACCGACAGCTATAGTCTGTGCGATACCTACGCCCTGAGGTTCCTGTTGTTGAATAATTGCAGGTGTACCAATACTGATATTTTGTGCGACACCGACAGCTATAGTAGAAGCAAACAATCCAGAGGCTGGATCACCGACAGTAATAGTTTGATCAACACCTATGCTCGTTGAGGAGAGAGAAGTTGATGTGACTGGCGTTCCGATATCTATTGTTTGATCAATACCAACAGATTGAGCATCACCCTGCGACTGCATAGATGGAGTTCCAACAACGATATCTTGTTGGATACCAACGTTTACACATGCAATTTGAGCAGGTTGAATAACGTCAACGACTAATCCTGGCCAATTGTAGGTTCCACTGCGCGGAATTACCCAAGAACTTCCAGTAAAGACAGCATTATTCCTGATGCTAAGAGTGTAAGTATTTGTGCTGATTAATGGCCCAGAAAGCGCCAAAAGAATACTTCTTGCTCCAGCATTCCAAGTTACACTATTAATCGTCGGCGGAGTAGGTCCAGAGAGAGAGTAATCTGAGACAGTAGTGCTTACTGATTGCAGTGGAGCGGTGAATTGTATAGTAATAGTATTTACAGCTGATTCACCATAGTGCGCTGACCACAATGCTCCTTGCACGACTTCTCTATCACCGGTGATAGAAAATTGACCGCGTTTGCCCGAATTTCCATTGAAGTTTGGAGCAACATCAAAAGCCGAAGAAACTCTTTTCCAAGTATCTTGCTCCGTACTTGGCAATGCAAAATCATTGGATGCATAGGCAGTCATTATGTCACCACCGGAGTTCCAATGTCAACTGTTTCAGTAACACCTGATTGAGTTGAAGCTAAATCTACATAGATTGGAATTGATGAAGCAATATTGGTAAAATATCCGTCGTAAAAAGTGTTATCGGCGACTTTTACAGTATATGAATTTTCTATGGCCAAAGTGCTGGATAGTGTCAATCGTATGTACGACTTTCCAGATATGAAAGACACTGATGTAACTGTAGGTGCAGATGTACCATTAATTATATAGTTACCAGCAACAGTCATGCTGCCACTAGTCAATAAAACTCGATCTGTCTGTATGTATAAAAAGGCCACACTTCCCGATGGCGAATATCGGGCACAGAATGGAATGGGTCCAGTATTATTGCTTAATAACCAGGGTGCTAAATATACACGATGTGCGTAAGTATTTTGTTCTGTATTTGGCTGAGCAAAATCATTTGGAGTATAAGAGGCCACAAGTCAGTGTCTCCTATTACAGACTCGGCGCCACTGATCCCACTGTTAACCAATGTCCAGAAACCATTCGCTCCGGATTGCCGGTTCCAGGAACCGTGCTTCCTGGAACAACTTGCGCCCCAATTGCCCAAAGATCGGGAATCCTGCCGCGTATCCCTTTATGGGAAGTCGTCGTATCCATTACATAAGCAATAGGCAATGCATCTACAGTGGAATCTAAGTTATTAGTGGTTGTCAATACGGCCATTGACTGACCACTAGGTTTAAAGTTTGTCGTCATGATCTGCATTGATGAAGTGGCTGCAGAATTATCTTGGGCTTTTCCACGTATTGTCCACGTACTAGATTCAGATAATGCACCGACGCCCGAATCTAAAAACGTTGTCCACATTATGGTGCGAGCCGCATCAGATGAATGATATTCTGTTAGTGGTTCAATACAAATTGATGTAGAAAAATATCCAGTGCCATTGCGTGAGATGAAAAATCGAAACCCGCCATTTGCATCAGTAGAAAAATGAGTTTTACCGGCGCCAGCAGTAGTAGAGATAAATTGAAATGATGTAAAAGCTGACTCATTAGTCGCTGTGGGTCTAGCTGTAGTTGAACCGCCGGTGAAAGCATTATTAGCAACTATGATAGAACCAGTCTGATCATTCGTGGGGCCGATATAATCAAAGCAAACATACCAAGGACCATCTAACAGACCAGATGGCGATTGAAGTACAAACCATGTGTGTGCAGAAGCCGCAGCAGCACGCGTCCAGTTGCTCGCCGTGTAAGAGCCTGCAAAGTTAAGTCGATCTGTAGAATCCATGCCGGCTGTTGAAGCATTGCTGCTACCAACTAGGGTCCAATAAGCACCCGAAGGTCGTGCACCCTCCGAACCATCAGTTCCAGAAACGCTTCCGGTCAGTGTAGCTCCAAAGGCCCATAACGCGCTACTAGCCGCTCTAGACGCAGTACTGGTATCGTCCAGTGCTCGATTTATCGTTGAATACCATGTTTTGCTTAAAGTCATGAAATTATACCTCTTTTTCTAAATATTTAAAGTGTGACCACGAATAGAATGAGCTTGCCTAATTACTATTTAAACAGTAGTTGGAGTGACTACAATACTAACAATTACGTCAACTTGAAGATCTTATTAGTTCCTGAGTCGGGACTCCACGTGATATCGCCGCCGTTCGTGCTGAACGGTAAGGTGACACCGGTCGTGGTATCAATGAGTACAAGAAGTGGAGAGGTAGCCGCCGTTCCTGTGTCTTTATAGATTACGAAATATCGTACAGTCGATCCACCAGCAACGGCTGTAAAAGTAACTGAAGAGCTATTAAAGACGCCGTTGACAATTGTGACACCGCTAAGTGCCTGTGGAACATCAATAACATTCGCGTTGACGTCCGTCCAATACTGATGTGTTGCAAGGTTGGGAGTATAGGAGCTAGACACTAGAGCAATCTTGATCGTGTCTGAGTCAAGCACGAAACTACCATGTAGAAGACCCTGCTTGCCTAGAGTATAAAGTGCATTTGCCATTTTTTCAATTTCCTTTTGTATAAATATTTACGACGGATCCGTTTTTGCTACTAAAATTCCATCAATGAATGTTAACAATCCAGTTGTTCCAGACGGCGTCAATTTTGCCAATGTAACGGTGGTTGATAGACCTGTAGGTAAAGCTCTCTTAATATTTAAAGCTACCATCATGGCAGCTATTAAAGACTTGAAGGGGTCCTTAACGCCTTGTTTTACCGCTTGTACCGCAGGAGTACTATACAAGGGCATAGGATCAAGTACTGGCTGAGATATCTGGTTTTCAACACCAAATGCGAATGCTGCTTCTAGATCGCCCTCTAGAGCCACAATCCCCGTCTCCTGATCTGCTGTAATTATCAATTTCATAACTATTAATATATTCTACTTCGGCTGGAGTTAACTAAGACCTCTTTTCCGAAACAATTAATAGACAAGGGAATAATTCCCTATTGAGCAGGTAAAGAAAGGCACAAATGAGTAATACACCTAATTTCGAAGATGTAGTGATTGGCACACTCGGTCGTACGCTGTCTCAGCATGATTTGATGTATCATTACGATAGTTTACACACTGAGTTGACCAGTGAGTGGAATGTCGCTTATCGTGTCCAGGATAACTTCACGACGGCTGTTCTCTTTAAGACTGTCGGGCGTGATTCAGGAGAGTTGCGTACGGAAGATATGTTTGTAGGTGTCTCAAAGCGAAACACTCAGGACCGGAACCTTCCCATTCGTGGACGGTCACTGGCTCTCTCACGAGCAGTGCACGCATTCCTAATGGATAGACTCCAAAGTTTCAAGAGCTAAACATGACTCTCTTAGAGTTTGTAGGTGATCATCCTATAGTAACTATACTGATTGCGATGATCGTCTGTAATACTGTTGTAGACATTGTACGCCTCATGACTCAGACTGTTGAACAAAAACACCACGAAGACTAATCTCTTTTCCGAAATCATCATAATTCGATTCACCCACAATGCAGCTAGGAGCAAATTATAAATGAAGCCATCCAATATCACCGCAGTTCTTGACCTCGCTCTGAAGGCCAATCAGATCGGCGAGATTGTTAACCCGATGTTCACCGGCGATGCTGGACTTGGCAAGTCTCAGATCGTTCAGCAGTGGGTCGAAAAGCAGCGCGAAGTCGATCCCGAGTTTGGATTCGTTGATCTCCGCATCGCCTATCTGGAAGCGCCAGACCTTATCGGCTTTCCTGATACGGCCAAGGATGAGAATGGTCTCGAGCGGACAATGCATCGTCTGCCTGAGTTCTGGCCGACCTCGGGTCGTGGACTGATTCTTCTTGAGGAGCCCAATCGTGGTACGACGGGCGTCATGAACTGCCTCATGCAGCTCCTGACTGATCGCAAGGTACACAACTATACTCTTCCACCAGGCTGGATGATTGCTGCAGCGGTCAACCCCGACTCATCCGAGTATGATGTCAACGCGATGGATGCTGCCCTTAAGGATCGCTTTGAGGAATTCGAGGTTGAGTATGATGCCCTCACCTTCATGGAGTTCATGGAGAACAGGGGTTGGGACGCAAACATCCAGCGGTTCGTTGGCAACGGCGTCTGGGTCTACAAGACGCCAAAGGAGCTTGGCCAGAACGGCAAGTACATCAGCCCACGTACTTGGAGCAAGGTCAATGCTGCTGAGCGTGCTGGACTCAGTCAGAGCAATCGAATGCTCCACCGAATCACCGTGTGCGGCATTCTGGGCAAGGACATCGGCAACGAGTATCATTCGTACTGCTTTGATCAGGCGCCAGTGACCGCTCAGGAGATCTTGAAGGACAAGAAGGGAGCATTCAAGCGACTCAAGGAGCACTGCGCAACGGATACCTATCGCGGCGACATGATTCCAGTCACGGTCGACAGTATTATCAAGGCTTACGGCGGCAAGAAGGCCGTCTGTAAGGACGATCAGATCGATGAAGATACGATGGTCGAAGTCGCCAAGATTATCCCGGCTGACCAGACTGCTAACCTCATCAAGGGTTGCGGGTACGCAATCGCCAAGGGTCGTATGTCTGACTTCTTGAATCAATTCGTTAAGGATCACCCCGAACTCATCAACATCATGAAGAGCAATATCAAGCTCAATCGCGCAACAGGTGTTGATAAGGATAAGAAGTAAGAGTTTCCACCGAAAAACGTTCTTTTCAGATTGTTTGACTTGGTTCTATCTTAAGAATAGAGAGAGCAGCTAAAGAGCTGCTAAGTTCTGGTTCAAGTCCAGAGAGTCGAGTCAGTTCAATCACAGACGAATGGGTGACACAGAGTTGCACCCTACGGTGGGTCTTAATGGAGCATATATGCAAGGTTTGTTGTATGGCTGGATAGCTCTAATCGTACTAGCGGCGCTTTTCGCTTCTGTAGGATTAGGAGTATTGATTGCTATGTTGTTCTATCGTAAGAAGTAAAAAAAACTGGAATGTTCCAAGAGTTGGCGTCCAGTACTGGGTTGATCTACGACGCGGGCAGATCGACAAATGGAAAAGAGAGGCTATAAAGGCCGAACGAGATCGTTCGAATCGATTACCAGTTTATGTATGGAGAGAAAATAGTCATCTATTTCTTTAGAACTTTAAGATTATTAAAGTTGTCTGAGTACAGAGTTGAAGGTCTGGTGCCCACGCGGTTAATTCTGCAGTACATGCTAGAAAAAAGAGGAAGATAATGAAGCGAAACTTAATTCAACTTGATAACGAGATGCTTGAGATCAAGCGAGATGCGAAGGGAAATCTCACTGTAAAGCGGCTCACACCTGAAGAACTTGTCGAGGTGCATGTACTTGAAGATAGTGTAGCAACTTTACTAGACAATGACTTCAATAAGATCGCCAACGATACCATGGAAGGGCTTCGCAAGGAATTTAAGGCTTCTCTGCGAGAAAACATTCTGCGAGTGGTTGGTTTTACAAATAATTGGGGCAAGTGGGAAGTTGACAATTGTAACGGCCGGAATTCGCTCATCACAGAATACATTGCGCAAAAGATCAGGCAGGATATTAAGGGAGAGTTCGACAGTCTCCTCAAGGAAGACATCGAAAAGATGCTCGTCCCCATGCGAAAGCAACTCGCCGCAGAGTATAAAGAAGTCTTTGCGAGGACCGTCCGCGAATCCATGCGCTACCAAGCACAAGAAGCGGCAAAAGAGTTCTTGACCAGTCTTCTCACTAAGGAAATCACCAAGGTACAAAAGCAAGCCATCGCAAAAGCAGAGGCTTGCTTTCTTGCCAAGAAGAAAAATGAAGACGCAGATGTAGATGCAGATGAATAACTTTTACAAATATCCTTCGACTATTTAAAAGTTATCGACTTCAAAAACAAGTTGATAAACTATTAAAACAAATAGCGGCCAGAAAAAGTAACTTTTCCGAAATTAGACGGATTCGTTCAAAGAATATTATTGAAGTTTCAATGGAGAGATAATGTCATCTAGACTTCGCAGCAAGTTGGAAAAAGACCTCTTGGACAAGGAATTTGTCTCGGTTGAAGTTAAGTCACAGTGTTTGTCAACTGTGATTTACGAGTGTTGTACTAAGACACACCAGTTCATGGGTGCCGTTCTTCAGAGTCTTACTATCAATTACTCTCATCAACTTCCAACTGCTGGTATTTTGTTCAATACCGATGCTAAGCACTGGGAGATGCTGATTAATCCGTATTTCTTCTGTAAGAAGCTCAATGCTGAGCAGCGCAAGGCCGTGCTGCTTCATGAGCTTAGTCACATTCTTCATAAGCACCCATTGCGAGTACCTTTTCTGAAGATTTCGCCACGCAAGCGAGTATTGATGAATATTGCTGCCGACATGGCGATTAACCAGTTCATCAAGAATATCCCCGATGGCTGTCCACAATGTACACCATATGACCCCGACCATCCAACTCCATGCCCCAATGAGATGTGTCCCGGTCGCGGCATCTTCCTGCGTGACTTCTACGACATCGATGACAAGACAAAGGCTCGTATTCCATGGAAGGCCAATCAGACCATGGAGCATTATTACGAGAAGCTTCTGACTCGCTTCGAAGATCCTGACGATGGCGACGGAGATGGCGATGGCAATGCCGGTGGTGGAGCGTCAACGGGCGACCTACCCCAGACCATCGATGAGCATCTTTGGGATAATGGCGCCGTTGAAGAAAAGGACATGCTGGACGCTACTGAGGAATTGGCCAAGCGTGCGATGGTAAAGGCTCGTCTTGATTACGATTCTCTTCCTGGCTCAGTGAAGGAACTTCTCGAGGATATCAAGGCACGGCGCGCCGAACTTAACTATAAGCAGCTCATTATGTCGGCTATGAAGCGTCACGCCAGCGGCCACGATCGCAATCATACGTGGACTCGTCCCTCTAAGCGATACGGCAATAAGGCTCGTGGAACGAAGGTAGGTGAGCTGCCGAAGCTCGACATCTATCTCGATTCCTCAGGAAGTATCAGCATCGAAGAGCTGAATGGCTTCTTAGAAGTTGTAGACCAGTTCCTTCGGGTTGGATCTCGTAAGTGTAATCTGAGTTTCTTCCATACAGCTCTCTACAAGACCGATAAATACAAGATGGGGACTAAGATTGCCCGAGAAGACATTCAGAGTGGAGGCACCGATCTCACTCCCGTATTGGCCAATATTCTCAAGAATAAAGCGGATATGGCGATCATCGTGACCGATGGTTGTTATGGGGATGTTCCGGCCGAACAGTGGATGAAGCCTGGCGAGAAGTTTCCACAAACATTGTTCGTCATCTCTAAAGACGGCACGGCGGATCATCCGTTGAAGCGTTTCGGGTCTGAGACGGTCAAGATTCCTGATAGCGCTACGTTTAAGAAGCAATAATCTAACCTAAAGGAATAAACTATGAACAAGAATAAGACGTTAAATGATTATTTTTTAGAAAATTGGTATTGGGGAGTCGTACTTGTTATCATCTGCGGCATTGTGACCCACTGGATCTGGCCAGAAATTAAGGCGCAAGACGCTGCTCTCACGAGTGCTATGTATTTTATCTGGTATCGTATCTACTCTGCCCTAGAACTTATGTGGGATACGGTGCAAAAACTTGCGCCGGAGGACAGTGAAGTAAAGGATCTTGAATAAACTTGATGATATAATTGAGTTTATGATTAAGCCAGAGACCGACATATTAGAAAAGTTTGAACAACTACTTAAATTTGCTAAAGAAGTTGCTCAAACTGAAGAGCTGGAAGAACTAGTCAAGAGTTGTCCACGCTGTGGTAAGGCCTCTGCCAATAAGTCTAATCCTTCTGGTCGGTGTTCTAGTTGCCTCAAAAAGTTAGCAGCCAATAAAAAGAAGCCAGGTCACTATCTCCATGAGCATAAAGTGGCAGACGATGCACTCCGTAGACAGAAGGGGAAAAACGGTACCGCTTCTAAGAAGTCTTCTGGTCTTGGGTCTCGTAAAGAAATCATCAATAAAGTGCATTCTGCTGAAAAACGCACTGGACAAGTTTTGTCTCCAGACCGGAAGGACAACTCAAAAGGTTACTCCTCATCTAATGTCCGTATGGTCCCACCGCATCTCAATAGAGGTCGACACCATGTTGACGGAAAGAAGTTAGCAGCCTGGAAAAAGAAACTCAAGAAGAACGACATCTCTGATGAAGAATTGTATACTTACGTCTTAGCGAAAGCTACAGAGAATCAAACCGAATTAGTATCTGAACTTGAAAAGATGTCTCCCGCTGATTTGATCGCATACTTTTTCGATTCAGATGTAGAATAACCTTATAAATTCATATTAAATATCTCAAAGGAGCAGGTGATGCTTGCTAATGTTTTGTCTTTTGTTTTTGGAGTGGTAGTTACTCTTACTGGTCTCACATTGCTGTCTCAATTTCTCCTGAAGAAGAGGAGCCAGGCATTAGCACCGACCGAATATGAAGCAGTGTCACAGACATCCTCGCCTCCTCCTGTTGAACAACCCACCACCAAGCTCTCTGTAAAAGATCGCCTCAAGAAGGCAGTTGATATTACAGCTAAACAGAGTCTACTTGATGCCCGCAAGGGACCCGAGTTCGTCATGCAGTTTAATGAGTTAGAACTCGAAAAACTTTCTGTATTGAAGACCATTCTAGCCGATGGATTTGATCCACTCATCGTCATTCGCTACAACACTGGTGATCAAGAGATGCTGCTGAGCAGCTATGTTCAGACGATCACCAAGGGGTTGGCTTAGTCATGGCGTTTCACATCGTCACCAAAAATTGCTTTCTTGTCTGCGAAAAGGTCACCTCAGTGATTCTAGAAGAAGTTTTTCCAGATGGAAAACCAGTTCGTAAGACTAAAAAGAAGCCCGGTCCAAAGAAGAAAGAATCAGAAGAAGATAAGCAATTTTCAATTAACATCGCTTATTATCCAGTTAATACATCGCGCTCACAGTCATCTTCTTATAACAGCTCTTCTGGGGCAGAGGAACAATCGGTAGAATTTCGAATTATAGGAAGAAAAGAGGCAACCGCTCTCTTTAATGAGATCATTAAGGAAGTACAGGAACAGCATCCTAATGAAGCTTATTTAGATAAGCTTGTAACTAAGATACTCTCTGAAGATGAGCTCAAAGAGAACTCAATTGAAGAAGCGTAAACTTATCAAAGAGAAACGAGGTTACATTAATCTAATGCGTCATCGAGTTTTATTCGACTCTATATTAATAAATATAGAGCCCAGACTCAATCAGTATGTAGAGCAGGTCGATAACTCGCGCAAGGATTATGAAGCTTATTTGTCGCCGAGTGTTCCAATAAAGACATTGAATGTCGCTCCATAATCCTTTCCGAATCCAAAAGAATTTGAAAAATTAATTTGTATCGAGGTGATAATGGGTACATTGCGGGACGAAAAGTATGAAAAATTAGATTATCTGTCACAACTCACTGAGATCGTTGTTAGTCCCCAAAATGAAATTTTGGGCAATTTGCCCGAGCGGCTAAAAATTGATTTTGAGCTGTTTAGTAAGGTAAAAACGCGAGCGTGGAATCTATCACTTGGTTTTGAGGTGAATGTAACTCAAATCTTGATAGAGATTCTCTCTCTAAGAGAGAGAGAGTATATTGAAGACATAAGGAAGTGTTTCACGCTTGAAGCGTCAGAAGATTTAGAAGTTGATTTTGATACTCAAAAGATGACTGGAACATTAGTACTAGTAAAAATCGACAATCAGCTAGATGAAAAAAAGTTGTTGGAGATGGCAATCGAAAAGGCTAAACGTCACTTGTCTTATTATTGTTGGCCTGCGAAGCGCCTTCGAGAGAAGATCTCTACGGTGTTGGATGTCTTTGAGACAGGAAGTGGAAGTGAGTGGGCTAAGACAGCATACGGTAGATCAGGATATGAGGGAGAGCGCAAGATATGTGAAGCTCTCACTTCTGTGATTCTTGATAATAAGTGGCGTATTCGCGACACATCAATTATTATCAAGATGGGCTCTTGGATACAAGGTTATCTCAAAGACGAAGATGAGTCAAATACTGGTCTTGTGAATCTTATTAAGCTCAAGATTATGGTCGATAAAGACCTTCCCATTTACTCTATCGACGAGGTCAAATAATGCCATCTGTGTCAGAAAGATTAGCAAAAATTATAGCATCGCATATACCACAGAAGATTGTCTTTAAAGCGTATATTACTCCTAATGAGAATAGAAGGAGCAGTGTTGTTTTTGAGCCTAAAGTCGTAAAAAGTAGGGAGGTCGTTGAGGACGGTCACGATCCAGAATTACATAAGGCTCTTTCTCATAATGTCACCGAGACATGGGACTATGGCGAAAATCGCTTCATGGTATCTACAGAGGTAGATGGTCTCTGGCGCACTATGAAATATGATGTTATTAGTAAGTATGATCAGATCAGTACGAGAAGCGATGCCACTAAGCGAAAGACAAGTAGATTTATTGATGGCATCAAACTCAGTGATAAGTATCTACCTGATTTTATCGCACAGATCTTCTTAAAGATAAATAGCGAAGCTTACAAAAAAATGTCACAAGCTGAAAAACAGGCTCTTTTCGAGCAATTTGAACCACTCCGGAGAATGTATGCTAAGTGAGCAAGACGACACAGAAGAGATTGTTGAGAAGATTGTGGTGCGACGCAAGCTCACCAATGAAGATGTCATCAAATATGAAGCCATGGTCGAAAAGTTTATTCGCGACAGCTGCGTGAAGAATTGGAATGAGGCTCGCACTGGTGGACCTGATGCTCCTCTGGGTGCTTCTGGCTATACGATCAATGATTTGAAGCAGCACTTGCGTGCTGAAGTATGTGTGGCACTTCAAAACTTTGACCCCAACTACCGAACTAAGGAAGGTCGGACAGTCAAAGAGAGTACATTCGTCTATCAGCATCTGACGTTTAGAGTTGGTCAACTGATGAAGCGACTCACCAAGAAGCGCTGTGGATACGGTGTGCGCCACAATCCAGTTCATCTGGTCATTGAAGATGGAGCAGATGAGTCTGCTCACTATGACGTAGACCTTGGACTCGCTATTGATAAGCGAATCGAACTTACGTATGCGCAGAAGAGTCAAGTCCAGAAGTTCTTAGACGCGAAGAGATCACGAGGCTTTCGATGAAAATAGTAACAATCTCGGATACCCATAACGCCCACAGCAAGCTTACTATTCCTGATTGCGACATTCTCATTCATGCCGGGGATGAGTCTTTTCGCGGCAGGAGAGACGAGATCGAAGCATTTGTGAAGTGGTTCGATATTCAACCGGCCAAACATCTAGTCTGGATTCCTGGTAACCACTCTCTAGGTGTAGAGGCACACTGGCCAGGTTCTGCTAATTGGATCAAGGATATAAGCCCAAGAACTAACATCCTGATGAACTCCGATGTTACCTTAGAAGGTTTAAAGATTTGGGGAAGTCCAGTTACGCCGTGGTTTTGCGACTGGGCATGGAATGTTCAGCGGGGAGCCGATATCAAAAAGTACTGGGATAAAATCCCAAGTGATGCTTCTATCGTAGTAACACATGGTCCACCACATGGAATCTTAGATGTAGTTGAGCCCAATTCCCATTCCGCGTATCCTCGACATGCTGGATGTGAAGAGCTGATGAAGGCAATGGTACGAGTCAAGCCTAAGCTTCATGTATTTGGCCATATCCATGAAGGATACGGCGTTCATGTTACGCCTGATACTACATACGTTAACGCATCTATCATGGATGTGGGTTATGATCCTGTCAATCTGCCACTAGAGTTTAACTTATGATGATTTATCTTGATGACATGAGATCAACTCCAGAGGGTTGGCATCGATGCTTCAAGATTGAAGAAGTTCAGGAGTTGATGCAGACGAATGTCGTCACACATCTGAGCTTAGACCACGATCTCGGAGCTTCTTACCTATGTAAGAATTGTTTTGACTTTGATCGCACTATGTGTGACGAAGAAAGTTGTACATGTATGTGCCACAGCGTCGAGTTCTTCACTTGTCCCACTGGGTATGATCTGTGTAAGTGGATGGCCGAACTTGACTGTTGGCCGATCAATAAACCAATGGTTCATTCTGCTAATCCAGTCGGTGCTCGCAATATGCGCGAATGCATTGAGAGGTACTGGCATGCACCAGGAACTTCGAGGAGATATTGATGGATGACTTCACTCTAATACCTTTCGATACAACGAACGAGCACAAAGTACTCGAGAAGGCGCTAATTAAGGCATTATTAGAATTTCATCAACAATACGGAAGAACGGCTAGAAAACGTTTAGACATATCGATTGCGCTTTCAGCAGTGAAGATACTTGTTCATTTGAACAATGCACTTAATGAAGCCGGGTTGAAAATCGTAAAAAACAATGGCAAATAACTGTTCGTGTGGACATCCATGGGGCGATCACTATGATGCATCATACTGCCTTCACGATGATTGCTACTGTGGAGTGTGTCTCCTATGTGGAGAACAGTTTATTGAGAGACCGTTGAACTTCGGTTTTTGTCCGCATTGTAAAAGATTAAAGATGACGCTTGATCAGCTCTTAAAAAAGGAACCCACCGATGCCTAAACATGAACACGAATTTGCGGATGACGAACAGACGAACCAGGTCCAAGAACCGGTAGACGAAGATGGACCCATCTGGGTCAATACTGTCACCGAAGACTCAGCGCGCGCTTTTGTCAAGCAGCTACAGATACAGTCACGTAAGGATCTCAGCGCTCCAATTATCATCTATATCGACTCACTGGGCGGTGATGCCTATTCGCTGCTGACCATGATTGGGGCCATGGAATGCATTCCCAATCAGATCATTACCTGCGCGATGGGCAAAGCAATGAGTGCAGGTGCGATTCTTCTGGCCTGTGGCGATGTCAGATATGCAAGCCAGCACGCGACAATCATGGTCCATGAAGCTACAGCTATGATCGGTGGACATATCGATGACATGAATATTCAGCATTCTAATCTAACTAAGCTCAACGAGAAGCTGATGAAGCTTCTAGTTAAGAAGTGCGACTTCCGAGGCGGTGTCAGTGCACTCAAGAAGCAGCTGGCCAACTCTCGAGACTGGTATCTCGATGCCGAAGAAGCCGCTAAATTTGGCCTAATTCACCATGTGGGTGTTCCTACGTTGTATAAGAATCTTTCAATGCAATATCTTTTATCGTCTAACCCAAGGGGAAACAATGATCAAGGATCTGGAAAGAAAGCTAAAGATTAACGGAAAGCCAGTACAAGTAATCTGTAATCAAATCGCCTACGAATCATTGAGTAAATTAGTTGTTTTGCCAGAGCTGCTAAAGCAATTAGAAAGCAAGGAAAACCATGAGCACGCACAGAGTTGAAGTAGTCAAAATTGATGAGATTCTTGTTCATCCGGGAGCCGATCGCCTCGAGCTCGCAAAGATCAGCGGCTGGCAAGTTGTCACCGGAAAGGGCAATTTTCAAGTTGGGAACTTAGTGCTCTATATTCCAGTTGACTCTATCCTCCCCAACTCACTCGAGATGCGCCTATTCCCGCCTGGGTCAAAGATTACCTTGAAGAAGGGTCGCGTGCGCTCAATCAAGATCCGCGGACAGATGTCACAGGGAATGATTGTCTCTCTTCAGGTAGTTAAGGAGGAGCTGATTGCTCTTGGTAAGTTTGAACAACTGCCAAATTATCGTCACGGTGATGATTTTACTAATACGCAGGGTGAAGCCTTCATTGCTGAAGGCGATGATTTTGCAGAACTACTTGGCGTAACTAAGTATGAGCCACCCGAGCCTGAGTTTGCAGGTGGACCGACTAAGGGTGCCAAGAAGGCAAGTAAGAACCAAATCAATCCTAACTTCAAGAAATATACAGACATTGAGAATATCAAGTGGTACACTAATGTCTTTAAGGAAGGCGAACAGGTGTATATCAGCGAGAAACTACATGGGACATCTGCGCGCTACGGATATGTCCCTCGTCACTATGAGGGATTCTTGGCTCCACTTAGGACAGCGGTGATGGATTTTCTCTCTAAGTGGGGTGTCGTCAAGACACACCAGTTCGTGTATGGCTCGCGAAATTGTCAACTTCACACGGGCTCAAATCAGAGCTGGTACAAGGAAGATGTCTACTCGAAGATTCTTCACCAGGAAGATATCAAGAGCAAACTACAACCTGGTGAGTGTGTTTATGGCGAGATCGTTGGCCACAATATCCAGAAGAACTATGCCTATGGCTGTAAGGAAGGAGAGCATAAGTTCTATGTCTATGATGTGATGGTAGACGGCAAGTGGCTCGATTATCCTGCCTTTGCTCGATGGTGTAGTCAACGTGGCTTCGCGCCTGTTCCTAAGCTCTATGTCGGTCCTTGGAGTCAAGAGGTTCATATGAAGCACCGCGACGGCGAGTCCACTATCGGCGGACAGAAGATCCGCGAAGGTGTGGTAGTTAAGTCTGTCGTAGACGAAGAGTCTATCTGCGGGCGTAAGGTACTAAAGAGCATCAGTGATGCTTACTATCTAGAGGATAATAGTTCTTATCACTAGTTATGAAAGAAATTGTATTAAATGGCAAGTATGCTAATGGTCGAAAGGCCCTAATAGATGATCAAGATTATGACAATCTAACCGACCATTCGTGGTCTGTTGGTAGCAATGGTTATCCACGGTGTACTCATGAACAAAAACAATTTCTTATGCATGACTTCATCATGCCGCCGGTTCCCGGCATGATGGTTGATCACATTAACCAAAATAAGCTAGACAATCGTCGAGATAATTTACGGTATGTGACTAAGTCGCAGAATATGACCAATCGCCCGAAGCAAAAGAATAATACGTCTGGAAATAAGGGAGTTTATTACCTTAAATCAGGCAATAGGAGTAGGCGTTGGTTCGCTAAATTCAAGTTTAATGGAAGGTTTTATCAGTCTGAATATGTAGCTACAAAGGACGAAGCAGTTAAACTTTATGAGCAATTGGCTTCTAAATATCAAGGTCAATACAAATCGACGGTATGACATATCGTAATATTTACTATATTCAAGATAATACAAAAAATCATAAAGAAGATGAAGTCTATGTACACATGGCACGCTTCTTTTGTTTGTGCGACTCTCTGTTCTCGACTCAATGCAAATCTTGGAATTTTTATGTAAGTGATCTTTTAAAGTTCGCTAAACGATATAGCAGAAGACCTGCAAGGCAGGAACATCAACTATGATCAAACTTGCGGATATGATTAAACTTACAGATATAAGGTCTTTGCTGCCTCTCTCCCACAAAGAAAAATGGGAGAGAGTTCATGGTGCAATTTGTGGGTTATTTACTGTAGGTGCCCATCTATTTCCAGAAATAAAGGCATGGGACACATACTTGTCTGATCTCAGTGTTTTTACGCAGAGGTGGACCCCATATGCCCGTATCAAACAAAGGTGAAACACCAGAGCTTAAAGCTGCATGGAGATTCTTTAAAGTGGTTAATGACCTCAAGTTAGCTAATATCTTTGGCATGCTTTGGAATGTTTATCCTGTTTTAACTTTTATGGAACGTCGCAATCATGCCAGACTGCAGACTTAGTGATTGCCTTTACCGAAATAAAAAGAAAAATGGCGGCATGCGCGCCGTGGGTGGATGTAAGTGTGATAAATGTCCACAATGTGGGTCTTACATAAGACCTACAAGACCGGAATATCACAGAGATTGGTGCTCTTATCAGTGGTGGATTCCTCCACACCATAGGGGCAAGATGACCTCTAGACCAAGTCCTCTTTTTAAAAGATAGGAGTATTAGGTTTGATAAATAGGGAAAGAGCCTGTCTCTTAATCACTCGGCGCTTAATAATAGTCCTATCTAGATTAGACTTGGTTTTATATGCCACTGCGGTCAATTTAATCTTGAGCACAATCCCACTACAAAAGTTCAGTGAATCGTGGGTAAAGAAAAATTGATGAAAGGTTTAACAGCGATAGACATCGATGTTGCTGTTTTTAATTTTTTCAATATGATTTACTTGTTAAAACTTGCACCTAAGAGTTTAGCGACGAAAACAGATGTTCGCGTAGCAACAATAACAATGCGCTCGATAAATCTATTATTCCTTATGAAGGGGTTCTCTTGAAAATCTTAGTCGATATGGATGGAATCATAGTAGATACGCTGCCAACCTGGCTTCAGCGTATCTACTGGTGGACTGGTGTCAAAGTAAACCCAGACGATATTACTCAATGGGACCTCATCAAAGATCCAGCTTTGAGTAAGTTACAGCCGAGTCAGATATTTGACATCCTAGATGAGAAGCATTTTACGCTCCAGTTGCCAGAGATGCCTGAGGCCACTCGATTTCTCGAAAAGTTACATGATGCCGGCCATGAGATTAACGTTGTTACTGCTAGGTTTGGCATGAACTGTATGCCCGAGACGATCTCCTGGCTACAAGAGATGATGCCGTGGTTCAATGCTAAAAAGAAGACGTTCTTCTGCTACGACAAGCATCGAATCACAGGAGACATCCTTATCGATGACAAGGCAGAGAATCTCGTCCGGTATAATCAAGAATATCCCAACGCCAAATTGATCACGATAGACTATCCCTTTAATAAGGATACTCCCGCAGGAACCTTTCGGGCTCGTAAGGACGGATGCGAATGGGAGCAGATCGAATTTTATATCAGAAAGAAGTTGGCGAAGCCAACCTGTTCTTGGTGTGGTGATTCAGAAGAAATGCATGGTGGAATGGGACACTCTCACCACTTTGAGGAATAAATGAACAACTATCAAACGACACATGAAGCTTATCTAGGTACGCTGCGGGACATCTGGAACAATCCAGACTATAAGACCGCACCTCGTGGGTTGCCCATTCGAGAGAAGGTCGATTATTCTTTTAAGGTGGAAAACCCAACGTCTGAGCCAATCAAGACAGCCAATCTAGAGAGGAATAAGGTCATTGAAGACTACACACGACAAGAGGTCATACTATACAACTCAGGCACTAATAAAACTGCTGACTTTGCTAAAGCTAGTAAGTTTTGGGAAAAGTTATCGAATCCGGACGGGACTATCAATTCGGCTTATGGATTCTTAATCTGGAGGAACTACAGTTGTACGAGTAAATTTAGTGATCGAGCTATGACTCCATGGGAGTGGGCATGTGAATCACTATTGGCCGATAAGGATACACGTCAAGCTGTGATGCATTTTGCTAAGGACGAGCATAAGTGGCTAGGTAATAAAGATCAGGTCTGTACCCTTACAGGCAATTGGCTGATTCGAGACAACAAGTTAAATTTAACAATTGTGATGAGGTCGAACGACGTAGTCAAAGGACTCGTGTACGATCTTCCTTGGTTCTGCAGTTTGATGGATAAGATGCTAGAAGACCTAAAGCCTCAATATCCTGACTTACAAAAGGGTAAGTATACGCATATTGCCCACTCTATGCATGCATACGAGAAGGATGCGGATGGCATCTTGAAGATGCTAGGAGACTAGATGAGTCAAGAAAAAATAGAATTAGATATCTTTCAACAAGACATTGTCAGAGGCACCGATCTAGAGTTTAAACAACTGCTAGATATTCAAAAAGAATTAGAGCAGTTTAAGATCGGGGACATCTACATACGAGAAGTTTTCTACAAATATGCCGGGTCATCTGAGATAGAAAAGACGAACCACAACGTAGTAGCGAAATACAAAGTCATTCACGTATCTCCGCTCGGCATTCCTTGGCTTAGGAAGATTGGTAGTAATGGTAAACTGACAGGGAATATATGTACTATACAGCACATCAACGATCTTATCAACGGAATGAAGCGTGACCATAGTCCATATGGTTCAGAAGACAAATTTGTGCCCGATCCTGCCCAATTAGATGCGATTCTTTTACAGCAAGACTTTAATCCGGTTGAGGAGGCTCAAATTAAAGCAAAACTGTTCAATGAGATCAACAAACACAATAAGAGGGTGGCAATTAATACCAGACCTAACAAACCTGATGTAGCTGATTTTTTTAAGAACTCGAAGCCAGGTGACAAATTCTGGACCTCACCTGATGTCTTTTTCGTGATTCAATCGGTAGTCAAGGGTGCTGGTCAGTGGATCATCACCGTACTTGACGTAAATCAAACTACTGTAACATTTAACTTTAGCAGCTTCAACTTTAAACGTCTATATAGAGAGCAGCCACGATCATTCGCAAAAGAAAATAAGATATGAATAAGTGCCACTTAACAATTCAAAGTTGCTATGGCAAACGCAAGATAGGACGCAAAATTTGGTATCTTCGTCATCACGGCCCAAGTCCATACTGTAATGACCCCGAAAATAAAAAAGCCAATAAGACAACTTGGCGTATTTTTTGGCATGCCTTACAAACTCAAACTCTCTAAACAACTTTATTTTTATTGAAGCAGACAAATCCGAATTAATATATTCTCACAAGGAGATGTGCATGTCAACTGTTCCAAATGTGACCCCAGCGTTGCCAGTGAACGAAGTATCAGCCGAAGAGAAGGAGTTTCTCGCGGAAGCTGAGGTGATGGATCTTAGTCCGATTAAGGGAAAGACCTATATGGTTGCAGTGGGTACAGGTGATCCCAATAAGGTCAAATTTCTCTGTTCGACGGTACATGGACCATACGACTTCACTGAGATGTGTCAGGAGGTTGGCGAGACTTGGGTTCAGCACCAGCATCACGCTAAGGTCGTAATTCTTGAGAAGGACCCAAAGAAGAAGGTCCTCCTACTTGATGCTAACACCATTGACTACATTGAAGCTCACTATGTTGACATCATCATGGAAGAGACTCTAGCCTCATTTGAGGACAAGGAATTTACTTGTGTGGCAGGAACTATTACAGATGCTGAAGTTGATCCGACGACCGGTCAGCAGGTAAAATAATTATGCTTAAGCATTTAGCATCTAGTCTCATTGCTCGCATTAATTCTAGTGGACGAATCAGAAAGATTGAGACGGAGCACAACGCAACTCTTAAGGAAGTTGAGCGACTACGTTGGGAGAATCGACAACTCCATAAGAACGCTTCTGAATACATGGAAGCGCGAAAAGAGGTCGAGCGGCTTACAACCCTCGTGTCAGTACTTGAGCGAGACTGCGAAGATCTCACATGTCATGCCTGCTCAAAGTGTTGTGATGCTGCCCTTGCTGATATCGAGCGTTGGAAACGCGCTGCCGTAAGCCAGAACCGTCAGTGGTCGGTGAAATGCGTGGAGGCTACAGAATTGCGTGCCGAAGTCGAGCGACTTCAGACCGAACGCCATATGCTTGAGTTACAATTTGAGTCAGCGAAAAAAGCGACTGAGGCATGGGCGGACAAATTCGAACTTAGCGAACGAGAGCGGCTTACAGCGGAGCGCGACGAAGCCTTAGCCATGGTCGAGCGTCTGCGCGAGATTCTCAAGAACGAGATGCACGAGAGTTCGTTGGCACAGGAGCGCGACGAAGCCCGTGCCGAGGTCGAGCGGCTCACGAAGGAGGTTGGCAGAGTCATGAACGAGAAGGCGATTCAACTTGGCGCCTTGGAGGCGGAAATTACCGGCGCCCATGCCGAGATAGAGGCGCTGCTTGACGCAGTGAAAGCTTCGCATGAGACTGGGTGCTGGGGTCCGGCTGAAGACGCCTACGCTGCGTCGGGGCGTCCAGCCCTACGGCATCGGAGCGAGGTCGAGCGACTCTGCAATATCGTGAAGAACGGAGTGATTGGACCCATCAAGACTTCAGGTGAAGGAAAGACGTTAAACAATCTGTCTACTGATAGTATTATCAAAGTTGGCCAATAGAAGTTAATGATCTTGAACATCGTATGGATTGCAAAGATAATTCTCTAGTCCCTGGTCTCAAGAAAGCGATTAAAATTGTCGACAACAGATTAGCTACCGCCAAAGCCTTAGACTGTGGCGAAGAGTTTACAGGTGCTATGGAACAGATTCAAGTCTTCTTGAAAGCCGAACTTTGGCGTCAAGAAAACCCTGAAGAAGCTAAGAAATCATCGACTGTCCTAGATTAGCAGTTGGGACCGTAGCTCAGTTGGTAGAGCAGGAAACTTTTAATTTCAAGGTCGTGGGTTCAAGTCCCACCGGTCCCATTATGTTTAAAATATCTTCCACTACGCGTTCGTCGAACTCGCGGTCTAAATGATTTCACTATGACTGTTTTTCGTTTCTTTACCTTTCTAAATTGGCTTGGACTATGCTCAAAAAGACACCTAATGTAGAGTATGATATCAACAAGCGTTGGGAACGCGGAACGACCCACCATCCTAAGTCTATCGCCTTGTTGAAGCGTGTTGATGAGCTTGACTGGGAACTACTTAAGGGACATTTCGACTTCAAGACTGGCGGCGATGGGGATAATGGTGAGACGTTGATGTATCTGCTGGATATTTACTTCGAGGAGCAAGATGCCACCAAAGAAAAAGAAAGCAAGAAGCGAAAAACCTGAGCCGCAACAAGTTGAAGTGATCATTAAGGTTGTTCACGAATATAAGCCAGTTGAACACGATAATCAATACAAGCAAAGTCATCCAGACGAATATGAGTGGTCAAATTTCTGGAATGATTGGGTTCCGAAGTCTTATTTCTCTGGACGATAAATATGAAGATAACACAATGGATTCGCTGTTACAACTCTAAAAATGACGAACTAGTGGATGAATGGCTCCTACATGAATTTGAGGATCTTCCTGAATATTGGGAAGAGTGTCTTCCTATTGAGCATCCAGTGGCCTGTGTCCTCTTAGGTAAGTGCTTGAATGAGCGATTTCGTAAATACTTTCTAGAAATGGAAGCTGAACGATAGATGACTAGTCTGATAACATATCTGATCTGCCTCATTCCTTACGATACTAAAGTCTCTACATGGCCACTCAGTGGCCTAAATAGGGAATTGATGGGTATCGCTCGCTTAGAGTCATATTATGGAACTTACACTGACCATGAACCTCATATTCGTGGTCCATTCCATACAGCTTTTGGGTCATTAGGATTAAAGCCGATTACGGCCCATGATCAGTATATGAAGTCACCTAAGCTACAGAAGCAATTTCCTGGTCTACAAGATGAACAAGTATTTCTGCGAGAATTCTGGCGTAATCGAACGCTCTACACCCAGTGTGCGAACTTCCATTGGTGGTATTTGCGACACGTAACTCCAACACTCGAGCGAGCAGTCTACTCTTGGCGCTGGGGACTTACAGCAAGTAATCAAGCCGCGGATGAGCAGATTGCCGCAGATACTTATACAATTCAATATATAGAATTGGATAAGCACTGATGCACATTACGGACATACATAAAGCTTGTTGGCGATTTTGGTATACTATAGGTGAATTAAAGTTGGGCAACATGGCTGACTTTATTTATCGCGTTGATATTAGAGGCCGTCATCGCCTTCACCATCCTAATTATGATTATGTAATAAACTTCGATATACGACATTATAGGACAACTATTCACTATGCCCCTCTTAAATCGTATTCCAGTATTAGATAAAGGTTTCGTAGCGACCTACGATACCTCCTGTAACAGCGACAAGTTGAATGAGCTTGCTGTCGAGTTCTATAAACGACTCGATGGCAAGTTTTTATGTGAAAATAGTACACTGACGGTGATGATGAAATGCCCACTGTTCATTCAACTTAATCTTTCGCAGTTCAACTTACGAATCACCAACCTGCCGAATGTCGGCTCTGATGAACTCGAGAGCTACTATCCCAATGTCGGAGAGATCGGCTCCAGTGATCTACGTGTCTGTCAGGATATCTCGGACGACATGAAACGCACATCCATTGCCCTACTGATGAATCACAAAGCTTATCAAGCAGATGGATGTAATCGCTTCATGTCTCAAATTCTAACGCCTATCAACACTTATACGACCATTCTCGTTCATGGAATGTATAATGATTGGAGCAGGTTTGTATCGCAGGGAAATGCACCAGCTCCGATTGCTGCATATATGCAAGCAGTGGACCAATTAATTAAAGCAGAGTGGCGATGAAAAAAAATAAAGACCCAAAAGAACCAGAACTATCAGAAGTATATGAGACCGAGATTGAGTTCACGTGTCCAGTCCGTGGGCTAGTCAAGCAGAAAGTTAAAGTGAAGAGATATAAGAGCGTATCTAATCAGCCAGTCGAGGATATCTTGCCTAGCAAAAACATAGCAGACAAGCTCGATCAAAAATATTCAGGCTTAATACTCGAGGATGAGAGTGTGGACTTATTAGACGGAGAGGGCTAATGAAGTACGACATTACGCAAGATGACAAAGATATAATGGAGTTCGACTTTAAACATGATCGCACTCTCAAGCACCTCCGCAACTTATCATTTTACAAGTTCTCGATTGGTGATGTTTTGATCCGCGAAGAAAAATACCGCACAGATGGAAAGGATCAGTGGAGAGTGAAGGTAGCCGATTGCGGATTACCCAATAAATATCTCTACGCATATGAAAATTCTCTTGGAGTTGGATACATCAGAAGATTGAGCATAAATGGAAGAAAGTTTGTCGACAAGGCGACCTGTGTGACACAGTTTGACCCCGATCAAACACGCTTTGTCCTAGATCCTGAGTATGCCGACCACATGCTTCTAGCGTCAGAGAATGATGACTTCGATGCTAAGTCGCGCTACGACGATATTAAGAAGAAGAAAGAGAAGGTCAATCGCCAAAACAAAAAGATGCGTACCACTTTTGTGGATGAGGCAGCAGTCAAGAATTGGATGAAGACTTTGAAGAGGGGAGATCAGTTTTGGTTTAGTCATTCTCTAAGTCGAATCTCCAAGAATCCATATGTCATCGACGCAATTCACCTTGATATCCGGCGGCAGAGTCTATGGAATAACACCGAGACCATATCCTACGTGTCGGTAACAGGCGGGAATTATAATACGCAGCTGTATCCATCATCGTTTATAACAGGCTATCTCTTTCTCTCGAGACCTACTTTTGCCGATGAGGTCATATCTTGACAAGGCTACCTACAAAAAAGCTTATTCACTTAAACAATCGTGCGATTGCTATCGCAGAACAGTCGCATGATATTCATACTAAAGTAGCAGCACTATTGGTTAATCCACAAACTCTAGCAGTGTCATCTGATGGCTTCAATGGCTTTGTTAGAGAAGCTCCAGATACGATTCTTCCTACTGAGAGACCAGAAAAGTATGATTACCTTATTCACGCAGAAGAAAATCTGCTCTGTAATGCTGTAAGGAATGGGGTGAAGACCGATGGCTGTTTTATCTATGTGAGTATTTCGCCCTGTACAAAATGCCTGCGACTGATGTGGCAAGCAGGAATTAGGGAGTTCTACTTTAAAGAGAAGTATAGAGATTTCGATAAATGTACTTCTATGCTTGACCTACAAGTTGATTTAAGCTTAGAAGATGGCTTCTATCATATGCTAGTAAGTAGTCGCAAACCATGAGACCTCTTAGAGAACGACAGATAGTCAACGGAAGAAGGTCCTCTAAGGAAGAACGAGAAAGAGCCGAGCAATCGAGGCTCTTTCTAGAAGAGAAATACCGCTGTGCTCGTAAGATCTTCTGGGTATTATGGCGTCTTATGCTATATAGCCATTCAGAGAATGTGCTATTCGGACCAACTTATTTAGCCGACCGACTCACTCAAAAACACACATTTGGAACTTATGACCAATATAGGCCAGAGAGAGGCTCGAGGATGCTTGACCCGAATAGCGTATGTGATTGTCCGACTTGGTTTAGCAAATCCATGGAAGTGGACAGCCATTGATAGATATGAAAGACAGAGTATTTTTTTGGAAAGACATCTTAAGGTGCTTCGAAATGTCACAAGACCTCACTACTAGACGCCAGATGCTCTTAAGAGCAAGTGCCGGACTCATCAATGTATTCGCGCAGATCCTGTTGTCAGTAGGAGTAGCGTCGTGGTCCGCCGTGAGTGGATATTGGAGCTTATGCGATTTTGTAGATAGAAATGACAAATATGTCACTAAGAATATTATTAATAGGAAGTAATCCGTCGACCGCGTCATCAACAGACGAGGCGTTCTCTGCAGATACGGTCTCGGGAAGAGTGGTTAGATCGTGGATTCAGGGGATAGATGGCACGATCTTATTCGATAATATCGTATCCCAGATCACGAAAAACAACCGCCCTCTGCATCCAAATGAAATAATGTGTGCATCGGAATCCCTCTTAGAGAGAATCAATAGGATTGATCCTGATCGTTTGATCGCTCTCGGAAAGAGCGCTGCTTGGGCTCTCAATGAGCTAAAGCTTAATTTTTTAGAGATGCCACATCCGTCGGGACTCAACAGAAAGTTGAATGATAAGGCTTATGTCACTGAGAAACTTGAGTTACTTAGAGCGTATTGCAAATCAGAGAAGATACCACTTCTTCATCACCGTACTAGCACAATTAGAACTTATAAGTGACCCTACATATTTGTCAGTCACAGACAATTTCTTCAAATTTATGTTCAAAAAATGACCAGCTTATATGACCGGCGTTACTTAGCTATATCTAGCTTCTATAGATGCTTGGCCCTATTGAAGTTAGGCGATAACAATACTCTCTGGGGGAGTTATAGTCGTTTCTATGGCAAGTATCGACAAATACTCTACTGAAGATTCTGTAGAACGAGGCGAATTGCTGCGCCAATAGCACCTAATGCCGTGACTGCGCCACCCAATTTGCCAATAAAGATGACACGTGACTTTAGCCATTCACTCACTGCTTTCTTGCGGATGAGCTCTAATTCAACTGGAGTGAAACGGTCATCGATTGCTTTCACGTAGCGCTCAAGAATCTCTGTACGCTTCATATGATCTTTTAGCGACGCCGTATTCTCATTAAGAACATCTGTATTACGAATTAGGTGTGCCCTATCTTCTTCCTCACGTACAACATGTGATTCAAATTTCGCGACATGCGTGGTCAGTGTGGTGCGCAGATCATCTACCTTCTCAGCGACGTTGTCAAGTCGATCAGCGATATAGTCTATTTTAGTATTGTCGGCCATGGTCTATCCGAGTTATTTTGTAGGAGGTGGATCATCAAGATTATCTATCTTCGATTGCCCACTCTTAGGATCTTCCTTAGTAGTTGCACCAGTACGCCAGTTACGGCCAAAGTAGAGGAATGAGGAAGCATAAAAGAACTCTAGAGCGTTGTTTATGTCTACAACACCCAATTTCCCACTCCACTTGCCGACCAACCCAAGAATAACGGTTATCGATGAGATGAAGACCAGAGTGAGAGAGACAGAGCCCAGTCCAGTCTTTGGATCTTTTACCATCGGTAAAGACAGTCCATACACATTCATGCTCCTTGTCAGAGCAAGAAATTTATTCCATAGGTCATTAAACATTTGAGTAGTCGCCTTGCGAAATACTAAGTAAGTATAATCTTATCATCATAATAGGTCTAACATATTACCATTTTAAAGGATAAAACATGAAACTCGCTAAACTCACAGATGCCCGATTTCACGCCGCCTTGCAGAAACTCAATGCTCAATCTTTACCTCTTCGTGTGGCTTTTAAGCTAAAGAGTATACAGTTAAGGATCGATGAGGAGTTAAAGAAGTTTGAAGAGTGCCGACAGAGCGCTCTCAATAAGTTCGGTAAGAAGGATGCGGAAGGCAAGCTCATACTACAAGAAGATAACTCGGTCGAATTTGAACCTGGACAGCTTCAAGCATTTGCTCACGAGCTCAATGACTTAGGTCAGATAGATATCGATCTTCCCACAGTAAAGTTAGATGATTTAGGCGACAAATTGGAGCTCTCGATCAATGAGCTTGTCCTTCTTGATGGCATCATTGTAGAGTAATATTCAGTTTAATTTACTCGTAGACGAGCGTCCCATAGATGTTCGGGGTAGTCGGGAAGGTCTTTGGAGAGGCAGCTCTGAGAGCCGCCAAAGTTCCCACTACACCGTCAACACTGAGCTCGTTAGTGGCTCCGAGCACAGCAGTCGAGATAATGGCACAAGTCCCGCCACGGGATAACACCACACCGTTCGTATTTCCAGAGGGCGGGACATGTGTATATGGTGTCGAAATAGAGCCCCAGCAGTCGCCACGCAAAGCGCTTAGAACTGTGGTGCAGTTGACCCAAGAGCCACTAAGCGAAAGCCCAGCAGGCATATTGGCTGTACCAGACACAAACTGGACATCTCCTGCCACGGCGAAATTTTCAAAATAAGACAGCGTCGCGGATATTCTGCCTCCGTTAACACGAAGAGCTACACCGTTCACGGTAGCATTCTTAAAATAGCACTGGGACACCTGAAGAGCTGCTGTGGTTGTGGTCGTACCAGTCGAGATAATAGCAGCTGTGGTTGTAAAAGCAGACGTGAATTTACAGCCTGTAAATGACACACTTCCGTCAAGAGTAATAAACCCTACGTTCGTGCTGGTCCCGTTGAATGTACACCTAGAAAAAGCAGCCAAGGCGGACGGCGAGGTGGTATAGACGCATCTCCCGCTCGACACGGACGCAGCCAGATTCTGTAGCCTGATTTGGGAGTTACCAAAACAGCTAATATGACCCAGAATAATAGCACTTGAAGTCGATGCGCTCGCAGTCGACCCCGGAAACCCTTTGTTCCCAGTGATATTTGTAGCTGGCAAGTAGAACGAATAAGCCAGACCGGTACTCGGTGTAGAGGTGGTTGACAATACAGCCTGAGTGGCTGTATTAGAAATCACCACCGCATAAAATACGGTAGTAGAGACCATGAATTCGCATATTTGACCGGCTAAACCGTTGACAGGCCAGTTCTGAGTCGTATCATTCAAGACCCCTGACGTACTGGCAGTGGTCACTCCAGAAGCGGTGCCGCTTGCCAGTGTGGGAGCCACAGTGGCTCCTTGAATCAACAGTCCGGGACTAGCCGTAGCTGAGGTGGTAGCATAAGTAAACTTTAACCCGGCCAGATAGAACCCGTCATAGGTCCCAGCAGCCACAGAAATAGTAACTATAGCCCTGATTTCATAGTCTTGCAAGAAGTTAATAGCCGTCTGGATTTGAGCCCATGGCTTTGCTTGACTACCATCTCCAGTTGTATCGTTGCCCAATGCCACATCAATGTAATAAGTCGTGTCAGTCGTAATAACTTTAGCTGGAACCTTGACAGTGCCATCTGTGATACCATCGACAAGATCAGTGAGTTCGTTAGCTGAACTCTTATCCGTGAAAGCAGTTATGACGCGCTTCTTCGTCTTATTTGATAGTGCCATTGGAGTTGTTCTCCAAATATTATAGCATTAAGCCAGCAGTAACAAGAGCGGCGAGGAGAGCATCTACCTTAGCCTCAATCGCATCAAGACGCGCTTCAGTGCCGACAAGCGGAGCAGCGTTGCTGCCAGTACCATCCACACCGACAAGGTTTGTTGTGGTCCCAAGAGCAGCAATATGTGCCGCGGGAATTGCGTTGAAACCTGTGTCAATCGCGTCCGCTAGTTCGGTTGCTTCTGCTCGGCGAGCCATTGCTACTTCGAGACGCTTACGTGTTTTAGTTGATAGAGCCATATGTATCTTTCCTTTAGATATATAGGTGCCACTGGAGTCCAGGGAACCATCTACAGCTATACTATCAGACTAAGTTGTTAAAATAAGTTCTTTAAGTCTTGTGGAGTTGTAGCTGGAGGATCGAGCTTCCACGCTCCTTGAATATCAGCTTCTTGTAGAGCTAACGTGACAAACTCAGAGCATATCGTGGCTTTTGGATTGGCAAATGGATTCTTCCACTTTCTCTTGAACCAACGACCAACTTGCGGAAATATCGCTCCAAAGAGACCACCATAGTCATAGGCCTCACCTAGATAACTCTCCATGATAGTTGATATATGAGTATCAGTTAGCCCTATAACAGGATAGATAAAGACAGTATTCTTCTTCTCATATCTAGACATCGGGAGCATAACAATACCTTGAGCTTCAGCTCCCAGATACCAAAGTTTTCCATATTGTTCGATTACAAGAAAGGCATGACTGACTTCTGCATTAGTAATCCAACGCAGAAGTCGAGAAAGTAGGGTCTCTGTACGACTAAAGCCAACATAATTCATTTATTCGTCCTCTGATAGACAATAAAAAGCTGCCGTGGCTGCCGTTCCGATAAAAGCACTATCGTGCTCTAATTTAATTCGTATTTCCATTCCTGCTGAGGATTTTAATTCAGTGACAGCTTGATAATTCCAAGGAAAAGTGACTGTGCTTACAGCCATGCCACGCCATGAAGTACCTCCCATTGCCGAAATTTCAGGATAAGCGCCGTTAGCTTCATTGATATAATCCATGAGAGTTTTATAAATGACTGGGTTGCCGAGTGGAATTAAAGTACCAGAAGGTACACCAGGCATAAGTTGAGGCGCAAAAACATCCACAAAGCCATAAAGCTGGAATTTAATACTATCAGTAATCACAATGTCTTTAGTAAATTGGACCTCAGCCGACTTAATTTTCAATTTTTTACCTAGTTCGGGCTTTATGACGTATTCGCTACCATTTTGGCAATAATACGTCACTTCTACTACATCTTCAGGCTGAAGCCCTAAAAAAAAGTTAATAATACCAGAAACATAATCAACAGTGTAATCGCCACCAGTTCCATAGTGTGGATCTTGTTCTATTTTTTCTATATTGTTAACTTTCACTATAACTCGAAAATGATTTCCGTCAATGTCTGTAAGAAAATCTTCTTGAGAAATTTTGCCGTGATAAGTATCAATAATACAATTGTTGTTAATAGCATACTGTGTATATGATGGGGAATTAATGCAAACAGCTACTTCATCTACTATTCGTATGGCTAATTGATACCAAGTTGTTTTATCACACCAATTGCCCGTAATAAAAGTCTTTCGAGTACCTTCGGTTGGCCAAAGACTAAAAATCTGCTTTCCATCCGATGTTTTTGGAACACCCATGTCATTACACCTTTGTAAAAATAAAAATTACATCAAAACTACCCGCAGTAGAGTTGGTTGTAAATTTCAAATGTAGGCCTTCTCCGGAGCGGGCAAAAAAGGGTTTAACCAAACCATCACGTTTTGCTCTAGCAGGAAGATAGTTAGCAATCGATTGTTGATTTGCTTCAACGTCCAGTGTTCCGGGTCCCCATTCATCCGTTGATATAATCATTTTGTCTAGCGGTGTCACAATTTCTCCGGTGATTGTCGCACCCGTTTTGGCTACCATTCCTGTAGGAATAGCGTCCACAGAATCATGAGCAATTGGGGTAAGTGTTGTTCCTACTGCAGGAGCCGACGCTGAAGCAAATCTATGAAGTTGAAAGATACCTGCCACGCCAGTAACAGCAGCAGTTTGGCTATTTCGAATATAAAACTCTCTTAATTTAAGAATATATCCACTTCCGGTTGGGTTGTAAATTGACAGTAGAGATTTATTATTTCCGACTACTGTTATAGGCGAGATAACTGTATATGTTGCCTCTTCCGCGCCCGTTGTTGTTACAGGAATTGCGACCTGATCTGCAGGCAGGACAACAGGTATAGAGGAAGATGTTGGCTGAGAACCAATAAGTAAGTTTCCATTCTCGTCATAAAGAATTACTGCTTTAACTGGAGTACCAATTCGAAAAGACATCTTATGTCACCTCCAGCCAATTTAAACTACCATAAAAATCTTCTGAAACACCTGAAAAACACTGAACAGCTAAAATCAATTCATCGCGAACACCATCAACATCAGCTGCCACGCCCAAAAAAGTCGTTAAAGGTGTTTGTATAGAGTCTATCCGGGCCGATGTATATCCTGATGCTATAAGATGCCCACCTGAAACAGTACCAGTTCGACTTATATCATATTCAGCAATGCTATCATTAACGGCGGTCCAAGATGCTGCAGTTCCACCAGTTATAGTTGGGTTGAGTACTAATTCCCATCGAAAATTGGCACTTGTAGAAGCAAGAGCACTTAGAAAAGTGGGAAATAGGGTTGCTCGAGTGGAGACCGACTTAAGGCGTAATGAAATTAACGGCCGTTTAGTATTATTAGTAGCAAGAAGAGTTACACCTCTGTCCGCTGCTCGCGTTACACCGGTTGGTTGATAACCTCCTTCTGAAGCAATTGAACAACAAATTGCCAACATATCTGTAGCTAAACCAGAAGCAGTACCAACTAATTCCCAGCGAACTGGCAACGCTGGCGTTCTCATATATGGTTCTGTTACAATATTAGCATGATCGAAAGCATGAACATAAGTCAATCTACCATTCAACACGAAGCCTACAAGAACAATACCAACCCCCAACCATTGAAAGTCAATGACAAGAATGTTTGCTTTTGCAACATCTAAGGCAGATAAAGTATTTAGACTCCAACTACTGCGCACTACAGTAGTTGTGACTACGAAGCCGCTAGTATTAGATCTTTTAATTAAATTAAAATTTGTGCCATCGTGTTCTAAAAAAATGCCGTTATTATCATCATAAAATCCAACTCTTTTTTTTCGATTTGCAGAAGCTCCATTAAAATTATAAGTTATAAAAACACGTTGCCCCTTGCCAGGTTGGTAAGGAAGGTAACGTTTCGTTTGACGAATTGCTTGATCAGATGCTCCGGTAGAAACCGCCAACGTCATGCAAGATTTGTTAGAATTAAAGGTAACAGTGCCGCCGCTAACTACTTTATTAGAAAATAATAAAGCCTGATCATCATAAAGTGTCTTACCATCAAAAATTGTATATGGTTCACTGACGCGCAAACGACCAAAAGCATCAGAAGCACTGCTTTCAATCGCAGAAATAGCTATATTAACTGGATTCAAAGTAGTTACAGGTGCACTTGCAACTCGAAGATCAACTGGTTGTGAGGTAGTACCGGTTGGATCAATACGAACAGGATGGGTGCCTGTTCCAAGAACGTTTGTACCATCAGTAATCTGACTCAATACAGAGCCATCGCTATTAATAACAAGTGGATTCGTTTCTGCGCCACCTGTGTCAGAACCCACTATCTTTGTGATTCCTGCTGCCTGTATATCAGTCAAATCAGCCATTTTTATATATTACCATAAATAAACGAGGAGTACACGTGTGAAAGTGTACTCCTCGTTTTTATTCATCATTAATTTTCGACGCCTTCAATGGTGCTATAAAGATCTTGAGCCTGATTGTCTTTATTGGTTCGAATAACTAAAATTGACTCTGTGTCCGCTATTGCTTGAGGAGCAGCGAAGGTATATGCAACATTGGGATTAGCAGTGGAATTAAAGAGAACCGCTTTAGTAACTTCAGAACCGGTAGGTCCTATCTTAATCTCAATCTTCATCTTGCCAGAAGCTGACGCTACAACTTGCTGAAGCGTCAAGGTGGTGCCCGTAGTTGGAGTATAAGTGTGAGTACTTGATGCGTTCGCGGCAACCGCGGTTGCTTGATTGAAAGCGAGCACTTCAGAACCCGGAGTCGCATTTACAACTGATACAGGAAGAGGGTTACCAGCTGAGAACGCGGTGCCAGTTGCATCGAATAGATCAACCTTTACTTTACCCGAGGTGTCAACGCTGATTGCCTGAAGGTTCGTACCATCAGTACCACCAACCTGCATCGTGCCAAATGGAACTGCTGAGCCATCGACGCCGTTGGCAGACGTCTGAACATCCAAGCTCTGTTTTGAGTTAACGAGAGTAGAAGTAAGCGACGTACCAGCGCCGTCGCGCATATTGGCATCGACATCACCAATATTATTATTGCCAGCGGGAAGTGCAGAAGTAACGACAACTGATGCTTCACCAGTTGCGCTAATTGCTAGAGTATCTGTTCCATCAGTAACCTTAGTAAACCAACCGTTGGCCGCCGTGCCAGGAGCACCTTGCTCAGCAGTAACTACATCGGCGTTCGTTAGGGCGCGAATTGAACGAGGATCGATCTGTGCGCCAGCAACGTTAATACCAACATCAAGAGCTTGCTGACCACCGTTTGCCTGCGATGTAAGCGCATTGCCAGCGCCATCGGCATTTTTTACTGTAACTCGCCCTGAAGCGTCAACCGCAAGCGCTTGAGCAGGCGTAGTTCCATCTACGACTTTGACCGCAGCGTCGCCGTTATTCTCTGTTCTAATTGGAAGCGATGAATTGTAATCCGACATGTTATAACTCCTCTAAATATAATTTAGACTGATTTTTCAGCCTCAGTAATTTTGCCTTGTAACTCTGCTTCTTTATCTAATTGAATTTTTATATTATCTTTAATACGTTGGATTTCATCTAACCGCTCTTCAATCCGAAACTCTAGATCTGCACGCGCTGCAGCAACCTTAACCAACTCTAATTTAATTCTCTTCAATTCTAATCCAGTCATAATTATCTCCTATATTACAATACTAAATCACTTAAACTGACATAAGTGTTGCTTCAAATGAACCTAAAAATGGCCTCGCATGTAAGACAGTTACGGTTATAATCTGGCCTGCACCGAGCTGCAATCCATTTATAAAATCTTGAAAATCAAAAGTTTGATTGAATGATGTCCACCAAGATCGTTTGTTAAATATGGTAGTTCCGTCTACTTTTACGCGAAAATGGGCTACAGTGTCTCCGGATACTTCTATCTTAGATACACGCATACCATTCAGTGGAGAGATAACAGTCATCACGGTGGTTTCTACGCCAGAAGCAACACTAGTTATCTCATTATGAGTTATTGATAGGCCTGGAGTACTAGTAGCTCCGCTGATGCTGACGTTGAGTGAACCATCAGGATTGATGGCTAATGTATCTGTTCCATCGGTGATCTTGACTGGCCAACTATTGGCGACAGTATTAGGTATACCCTGATCTACCTCTCCAACAGAAATAGAACCTGAAAAAGTAGCACTAGTTGGAAGGGGGTTATCATCGTCATACTTAGCACCAAATTGGTCTACAAGTATGACTCGCTTAGCTACAGTGGGCTCTTCTTCATATACGGCGCGCTCAAAGTCGTCCCCAGTGATAGTGGGACGTTTCTGTTCATTGGCAAATATTGCTGCAGAAGCCGCAGTGGTATAAGCTGAAAGATTTGTAAAGGTGTTGATGCTGCCAGAGATAGGCCCAACAATCATTACAGTTGGACTTATAACTCTCTTGACTTCTAGTGCCAGATTAGTTTGACCAGAAGCTACTATTACTACTTGCTGTTTTACTTTGAATAAAGAAGTATCTGCAATAGTAACAGAGCCATTCGCTCCACCATCTGCAGTAAATACTTGAGATGATACCGCCTCAAAACGCTTTTCTAGCATATTTTCCCTTACTGCCCAAACGCTCGTGACCGTTCACGAGCTTTCTACAAATTAATAACCAGGGCCTTCGTCACGACCGTTGCCATTAATCTTTATTCTATCCCAATATTCCCTCTCCTCTTGCTCATTTTTAAATCTTTGATTGATAGGTTTCTGAGCTTCGGCAAGCCAATTATTGATTCCGTTGCCCCAATTGGATTCAGCCTTATTCATTTCTTCTTGTGTAGAGAAACCATTAGCTTGAGCATACATATTTTGTGCAGCCCTATGCATCTCTTCATTGGTCGGCTGACGAGGAGGTGGTCGGGTGCCTAAAATACCAGATTTTTGAAGTTGATTAGCAAGACGTTGGGCGTGCTGCTGCTCAGCGAGCTCTTTAGCTTTCACAAGAACTTGTTCACGCGTGAGCTTTGCTGTTGGCTTTGCTGGTACCTTTAGACCAGCAGCAATCTCATTCATCATGCGCTCTACTGGAGAAAGAGACTTGTGATCTTCTTCTGCCAGAGCTTTCTTCAAAACCTTGAATCGATAGATTAGATCGCCCAACTCTTTTTCAATCTCTGCCTTATTCATTATCGTCCTCGCTCTTCTTTAGTGACTTCTTTTCAGGTTTAGGTGGATTTTTGGCTTCCGCGAGTCTTTGTTCGTGTTTAATGCCGCCGATTTCAGACTTTTGCTTCATTTGCTCTTTAAGTTGTACTTCCATCATCTTGAGCTTAAGCTCATGCTCACGCTTCTTAAACTCAAGTTCCATCTTTACTTCTTCCTTGCGGAGTTGTAACTCTAATTTCTTCTTCTCCACTTCAAGCATCTTCATCTGATGGTTGGCTTCTGCGTCACCTTCAGAACCATCGGAGCCTTCAGCTTCCTTCTTGGCCTTCTCGTATTCCAAATCAAGCATGCGCTTCTTGTGCTCTTGCTCAATGGCCTGAGGATTGGCTTGCTGTGCTTGCTGATATTCAATATCAGACATTCTCTGCTTGTGGGCGGCATCTTGATCTACAAGAGAGTGTTTCTTCTGAGCCTGTTCAAACTCAAGGTCAGACATGCGCTTCTTGTGTTCGCGCTCCATAGCCATCGACTGCTCGTGATGGGCTCGTTCCATTTCAGCCATCTTTGACGCATTATCTAAATCTAGATTAGACATCGCTGAGGTAGCCTGAGCCTTTGCCTGCTTAGTAGCATCGACCTCCGGAGCATGATGACCGTGTACAATATAGGCTATCTCTTGATCAGAATAGCCCTCTTCCTCGAGAGCATCGATCAATTCTTGCGGATCAGCTTTACCAGCTTCGACTTGTTCCTGCAGTTGCTCATCTTCAGGAGACAATTGAGGTTCGCCTCCTGAAGGATCTTGCTCGGGCTCACCAGGTTGTTCCGGTTGCGCTTCTTGACCATCTGACACTGCTTCGGGTGGACCTTGATCACCTTCAGCCTCAGGGGGAAGTTCTTGTGGTTGCTGTTCTGATTCTTCTCCACCTTCAGGTTGTAGTTCTTGCTGTAGAGCAGCGGCAACATCGCCTCCCTCTTGAGGTTGCTGTGGCTGCTCTTGACCTTCTTGACTACCTGACACTGCTTCAGGTTGGGCTTGGGATTCTTCGTCTCCACTCATCTCATCTTCAAGACTCATAAAGGCCTTTTCGTGGTTTAAGGCCTTCTTTAGAGTTGCCCAACGGTTAGGCAAACCCGTTTTCTTTTTCTTTTTGGGAACTTTATTCAATACTTCTTTTCCAGGAACAATTTCCTGTTTTCCATCAGGAGAAACCTCAATTATCTTTTCATTAAACTGCGACATAGTTATCTCCTTTAATTAAATTATCCATCCACCATAATGGTTGTAAGTTTGTATAGTGACAAGCTTCTTTAAATTGAAAAGGATCACTTAAATCGAAAGAAGCCAATGGTCTAATATGATCTATATGCCAACCTCTATTACAACATTTCTTAGAACAATAAAGTTGATCTTTTCTGGTAGCAAGATACTCTTCTTTACATGTTAAACAAGTTTTTTTCATAATATCTATTTTACAAATAATCAATCATGAACCGTTTTTGATAGTGACCTTTAGCTGCTTCTTTTTGCTGAGTAACTATCTTCTCTAGTTCGCCTAATCGTTGCTGGAAGAAACCTGGACCAAGTGTACCAACTGATTGACTTGTTCCATCAATACTTATACCAACTGAGGAATAGGGAAAGAGAATAGGGCCGAGAGTACTTAGGAACTTATAAGCAGCTAAGTTTTCTATAAGACCCGCTAGTAAGGCAGGAATTTGACCTTCTGGGAAGCCAGCCGTATATTCAACTAATACAGCGCCTGGCCAATGAGTTAGTGCTTGACTGTTGAATGCGTGGTACCCCAATCCACTGTACACGCTGGCGATAAAACCTGAAATACCCACGCCATTAGCAGGTACAAGTTGGACAGTGCCGTCTTGTGGCTGAACGTGAATAAACTCTAGTGGCATATCAACAAGTGGAATGCTGCCCTGAACGCCGTTATTAAATGTCAGTTGAAATTTGTTAACATTTAGGATAGGCGCGTGGTGTAGACGCAAGAATCCGAAGCTCCAGAACTGCATCTCTCGGTCGTAATCGTGACGCTCTTGAAATTGGGTCGGAGTAATATACAGATCAAGTTCATGCTCGATCTCAGAGATACTCTCCTTGATATAGTCTTCTAACGTCTCATCAGAGACAGTCTCTCCAGTGAGACGGCTTTGCAATGGAATACCAAATAATGTACGCCGCTTCATATCAGCAGCTGTTGGAATGTGAGAATAGCGATTGGCACCATTTTGGTCAATGGCCCAAGATGGAAACGGTTGAACTTGGTTAGTACGACTGATAGTCATTTATTCTTCTCCACTTTCATTTTCAGAAATATATCGAATATTACGTTTGAGAGCTGGTTGTGCGGGCTTCGGTGGCATAGCTGCTCCCTGCTTGCGAACAATTGGCGCTCTTGCTGCTACTACTCGCTTCAGTCTGTCTTGAAGATCAGGTGTATGGGATGCAGCTATCTGCTCTAGCGATTTCTTAGGAGAAGAGGCAACCGGAGCGGGCAATGATGGTTTCTTAACACCAGACATCTTCTCTTGAGCGATCTGACTGGGCGGTGTGAGACTTCCCTGAATAGATTGAATCTCCTCTGGAGAATATGTCTTGACCGGACTTGCTTTTTCAGCTGACATCTTAGTATTGAAGCTTTTGGCCTTAGCTCGTAATTCACTTGGAATCTCGTCTTGGGCCTTCAATGCTGCTTGCATTAAGCCGTGCATCTTACGGTTCAAGTGCGTTGTAAATTTAGCTCCACTTGGATGATCGTGGTTATAGTCATTAACAGCCTGAAACAGTGCGTGCACACCTGCCTCGTGTAATAGACCGTGATCAATTTCTCCACCGTTCGCTTTTTCAGTAAGACCAAGCTTAGAAAGAACGTGACGAGCGGCCTTACCTATTTGTGGATGGTATTTCGCCACAAATCGATCAACTAGTTTTTTCTTCGCGGGATCTTTGAGGGCCGAATGATCGCCGAGAACGGTATTGACATCAGCACGAACCTCTGGATCTAAAGTGTCTAAATCTGAGACATTCGAAAACTTTTTAGCCTTCTTGTCATAGTTTTGCATGTACTGCTGAATAAATTCCTGATTGCCAGAAGCGAATGCTGAACCTTTATCTTGCTGAATGCCAGAAGGTCCACTATCTTCATCATCTCTAGAACCGCCGACATGCTGAATACCTTCTTCTATTGACATTGCTCCAGGTTGTACACCACCGCCAGCAATATGACGAATCTTTTCGTCTTTCGCTTGACTATATCTCTCCATGGTGTCTGCCCTTTTCTTATGTGCCTCATGATGAGTCAATAAAGCATTAGCTAGATGGTCTGGATTCTGCTTGTGCCAGTCTTCATGAAATTTCTGTTCCATTTCCATCTGGGTGATTGGATCAGCATTTTGAAACTCAGGAGATTCGGCAAGGGCGCGTTGAGCTTTTTGTTTATCAGCATAAGAAGTATTGCGAGCCTCTATCAGGCGACCTTGGTGGTGCTTATGCGGGTTTATATGAGCTTGAGCCTCTAGCTTAGACTTATCACGAGCTCGCTGTTCCCATGGACGAGTGTACTCACGCATGGCAGCAAGTTCTTCTCTAGTGGGTTGCAGATCGCTTGGGATCTCTGACTCAACAGGGGATTTACTTTGAGCTGGTTTCACACCCGGTTTCACAATTGTGGGTTTGACAGCTATTTTTTGAGGTTGCTCAACAGGCCTCTCAATCTCTTCTTCTTCAGGTTCTGCTTGATTTGGTTCAGATTCTTGAGCGGGATCCTCATTACCACCGTCATTCTCTTTGAGCCACTTAGATGCTTCATCGTCTCCTTCTTCACCGAAATCTGAATCAGAGTCCAATCCTTCTGCGTCTTGATCTTCATCTATATCAGAATAGTCAGGAGTCTCGTCGGATAGACGTCGACGTGCCTTTAGCAAAAACTCTTTAATAGTGTCTAGCGTAGTTGACATATTTACTTACCACCCTTTGACTCAACGTATTGCTTAAATGATGGCATCATGAGCATCTCTTCTTGCTGCTCTTTTGGTAACTGTTTCCACACTTGATAAGTTGGTTCCCAGCGATGTGGTGCTGCTGCTGTCTCCGGTTGTACTGAAGTCTGGACTGCTACCGGAGACGCTTGTGATTTAGAGGGCGTTGCTGTACCTGGCGCAGCAGTCGAACCCGGAGCAAGTCGCCGCAGAAGCGGGGGCAAAGCAGCAACATTAAGGGCACTGCCGGATTTAGTTTTCTGAGCTTCTGATTTAGTACCAGACTCAGCAAAACGGCGCAAAAGCGGAGGCAGTTTATCAGCATTGACTGGTTCATTTGATCCTTGAGCTGATGCCTGTGATCGTGCCGTTACCGGTGGTTGGTATTTAGGCTTTTGGGGAAAATCATGGACATGAGAAGGATGCTCTTGAAGCGGAACACCTTCATAAAAATGAGATCCTTTAGATTGGCCTCTCTGCTTATAAGCTTCCTTATCAGCAGTAAATATGTCTCGGTGTCTATTTAGCCACTTTTTATGCTGATCGCTTCCGCGCCAATTCTTTATAGCATCAGCATGCGCCTGCTGTGCTTCTGGCGTAAAATGCTCTTGTTGTATGTCGGCGACTGAACGAATAGGATGAGAATCAAATTCATGTGGGGTATATTCCTTCTTATCGGGAATATCATCAATGTGGAGATATGCTTTCTTCGCATCAATGTTCGCAGGTGATCCGACTTGTATCTCTTCCCATGGATATCCACTTGAATGCGGCATAGTACTAACTGCATCGTGACCAGGATGCGGCGGCATTTCTAGATAATGATAGTCAGAGATAGTTGTAACAGGCTTTCTCTTCTCTCCAGGAGCTGGAGCAGCTAAAGCAGGGTCGCGATCAGTACGCTTGCGATCTTTTGTTGGACGAGCAGCGAGTAATTTGGCATCCCGTAGAAATCTCTTTGGATTGTTTTCGGAACGATGTAGCGTGGTGTAGTTCGTCTCCCACGGGGCGAGTGGCGGATAATCAATGCTTAATTTGCCACCAGAGTGATGCGCCGCCCTAGCCGTAAGGTGCATCAATGGAATGACGTGCTCAAGATGCTTATCAGCCACTTGCCGCATTTTTGTTTTTTCTGGACCTTCCGATGCAGCATGGTGTGCTTTTAAAGCGGCCTTATAATGCGATAAATGATGACCCAACGCGTCACGAAGCTGATTGGTATCTGTTGTATCTAGAGCAGCACCGAAATCGGTAACTGCGCTATTAGCATTTAACCCAGTCCTATCAGTGGGTTTGGCCATCTTCTCTAGAGCATCTACGACAGAAGTAATGAGAATATCTTCACCAAGCTTATCTATCAGAGAATAAAGCTCACTATTTCCTTCAGCTTTCCGAAGCAAAATAGACTTAAATGAATCTAGTTCCATGAGTGGCCTCTTAGACTAGACTCTGTCGCTTAAGTTCGCGAGCAACCTGGACAAATGCGGCAACAGCGCCGATTGTCACAGTAATTGTACTCTTGGTATCATCAGGATTGCCGTCACCAGCATTAAAGACAATAATCTCGCCAGCAGACATTGTCGCGGCAAGAACACCATCAATTGTGACAGTGGTAGCACCAGTAGCTCGTACTCGAAAGGTCGAGCACTTTAAGACTTCTAGAGTACCGGTATTATTTGTAATCTTCTCTTCCCATGTAAGACCCGATTCTGAATGGCGAAGAGTTTCGGAAACAAGATTGCTGGTTTTCATGTATAGCTCCTGATGGACGTACAAGAGCTATATTATCACTTTACTTGGCTGATTTTCCGAAAATGTTTCGGTTGGAGCGTATTAAATTTTCCAGACTCCGTCAATAATATTGATGAGTTGTCTTGAGCCATCCGAATAGACCAAACAATGGGTCTGAAGCCAATTACTCGCACCCTGATTATAACCTAGCTTAAGGAATGAAGAGGTTCCTACCGCAAAAGCACCGTGATGAATTCCTGGACTATGAGAGTGACCGGTCACTGATAGACCGTACGATTTTCGCATGTTCTTGATATTGCCACGAGTGCCTGATGGTCCAATATCACCATGAGCTCCAAGCTGAATACCAGCTACCTTGAAATCTTCATCTCGCTTTAACCAGCGGATATTCTTAGCCTTAAGACCGACCTTCTCAGTAGCAAACTTAACTGGATCCTTGCCTTCCATCATTGCCTTAGCTAGATCCAATGAGAAATAGTGATTCTGAGGATCATGGGCGTATTTAGCATATTTAAGATAATCTTTAGTAAGAAACTCATCATGATTAGACTTGATAACTACAACTTCATCGACCTGCTTCGAAAACCAATCAAGATCATCTCTTAACCCAACGAACTCTTGCTCTAAAGAAGGAATGCCGTGCATAAAATGTTGAGCTTTAACAATCATATTATGCTCTTCATGATGATTAATTGATTTGCCATTAAACGTGTCATGTAGGGCGACCTTATTAGGATTAAACTCGTCAATCATCTCTTCCGTACACTTACGCACTACAGGATCAGTCTCACCAGAATGCCAGTCGCCGCAGACTAAGACCTCGGGTGCTTCAACAGAAACCTTTCCATTTGGATAATAGCGCTTGCCAAAATGTACAAAGCTACCTTCGTCATTTAACATCTGAATCTGAGTGTATCCATAGCTAACATCGTCAAAGATGTTTACATAGATTGCACCCATAACATGGTGCTTATCCGCAATATAAGCGGTCCGCTCAGACATGTACATAGAAGTGACATAATTAGGAACAGTGACAGCACCAGTAGTCATCATCACATGTGGAAGCTTAGTATTAGACGTCGACTGAAGAATCATGCTCTGCTTAGGAGAAGCAAAGACGAAACTACCTTCACGCTGACCAATATCTCCTAATCCTGTCGTTGGATTGATCTGCTTAGCAGAGAGTTTAATAGTACTAATGAAGAAATTCGAATTGAGGTGTGTGTCTTCGACAACCATACATTCTTTGGCCAGTCTTGTATCAATGGTTCCATAGCCACCTTTATTATGAGCCTTGGTGTGAGCAGGATCAGAGGCGACAAGAATTAAAAGAGCAGCCTTATTCTGCTTACAGAAATTCTTTAGACTGGCATGAAACCCCTCATGGACCTCACAACCTGTAACAGCAGTTGTGATGACGAATTTCTTGTATTGTTTCACCACTTTGTGAAGATTGCTAGAAAGATCATCTTCTTCTAGAAGATCTACGATTGCGATGTCAAAAAACTTCTCTGGGTGCTCTACGCGAGCTATCTCTTCTAGTCTACTAAGTGACGAGAAATGATGCTTAATCGAATCTTTCGTGTGGCCAAGATCTATCAACTCATCCATCTTCGGAGCACGATTCTCTTTTTCAAAGAGATCAGCAAAATCCCTTATGATACCGTTCTTCTTTTCTAAATGATTCTCTTTTTCAAGTTCAGTACGTTGTGTTAATTTTGGTTTACTCAATTTATTCTCCTAGGCCAATGTTCCGGAGAATCTCATTGAAATTCTCATCAACGGTCTTGCCCTCTACATCAATTATACAATGGGGGAACGCGTGAACCATCTCATCCATATTTTTAGCAACTTGAAGCATGAAAGCATTTCCTTTTGCCTCAAGCGCATCACCTGCTTTAAATTCTTGTTTTACTTGCTTAGCGCGCTCTAAGCCCTTGACAGTATCATTTTTCAAGTAAATAACTTTATCGTATAATTCGGTCCAATCACAATCAATATTTCGACACGCCTCTACTGCGAGTTGATTTAGGAAGAAGTGCGAATTGCCACATGCTACACCATAAGCGAGACCGGAAAGAATACCGCGGTCTTGAATAATGTAGTCATATTCTTGAAGAGCTGGAAGAATAGCTCTTTCAATATGAATTGATCGAATCGCTTGACTTATAAATTCACGAGCAATCGGCGTCATTTGTGATTCATACTGAGCATCTAACATAACACCACGAAGTTCCATTGTAAGAGGCACATGTATAGATCCAGGTTCCTTAGTATCAAATACCTTAAAACCCTTATTTCGCAGGTACTCTACTATTTTTTTACAGTGAGTCGACTTCCCTGATCCCTCGGTCCCTTCGAGCACGTAATACCTTGCTTTTCTTGCCTTTTCCATTTTATTATAATTCCTCTAGTAAGTAGGTGTTGTATTAGATGTAATAGTCACAGTGTATACGGGTGATCCACATACTGTACAAACTGCCAAGCCATTAGCATCTGGCATACCAGCAGTACAATGATGATTACTAGAAACTACTGGTGAATACTTCGGCGTATAAGGTGCTGGAATCGCTCCGTACTTGTTGATTCCGAACGGATCATCCTGTAGACGCTGAATAGTCTCTTCAGCTTGCTGAAGTTTCTTCTCAAGCTCGTCTAACAACAACTTATGAGCAAAACTCTGATTTTCCAGAGCTTCTATTTTTTTTATCAAATCTTTTACATTGGTCTTTCGTGCCATTTCCTCTAAATTATACCAATAATTAAACGACCACCAAGAGGGAGGATTGGTGGTCGTTCTAGTTGAATTCTATTTTATAGATCTACAATTATCTACGGCTCTTCATAACAAAATTAATTATTACGGTACCCTGATAATAATTGGAGCAAAGTTGCCACCTTCGCAATCAACTATTCATTATTGCATTAAGACTAATCCATATCTACACGGCTTTTTCTTGTGTAGGTGTGGGAGTTGAGGTCTTAGGTTACCACAGGGGTTGTTCGTGAAACCTGTGCCAGTTGAAGCTTGAGGAGGGTTGCCTCTGCTTTCGCGTCGACAAGCTCTCGGTCGGCTCGACGACCATCAATCGCGTTCATGAGAGCGCGTGTTTCATCGCCTTCCTTGCTAACAAGACTCTTGATTTCACAGCAACATTCAGCCATTGCAGCAGCTAGTGTTGCATGGTTGGTGGCTGCGTCATAACGTGCATCTTTGAAGCCAGACACTTGACTCTGAAGAATGCTAGCAGTAAGGGTTGCCGCATCAAATCGGCCATCCTTGAAGCCGGTAATCAACATGTTCTGGGTGTTGGCGAAGTTGCTCGCATTGGCATTGGCAACGGCCGCAGCGGTGCGCTCAGTAGCAAGTTGACCAGCCGCACCAATCTTCTCAATAGCTAGCGCAGTAGCAGCGCCAGTTTTTTCTGTGGCTAATTCAGCACTGCGGCCATTCTTCTCTACGGATACGACAGTATTGCCAATCTGCTCAAGAACGGCATCAAGCGATTCAGCGATTGCATCCTTAAGACGCTCAGCTGGACGGTATGGCTGATCTTCATTAAAACCATAACCTTGACGGTCATGGCGGTTGTGATGATTATCCTGCTCTACTAAAACACTCTTATTTTCTGGGGGAATTACTGTAACCATAATATGTATGTACCTTAGGGCACAATTTTATTGTGCCACATTGAATGTAATACTGCATAAAGCAATTACACAAGTAAGTTATGTACTAAAACTTATATATAATGACTGTACGAAATTAAAAAATAATCTCAACAAACTTGACTTTACTGCCGGCCAAGTTCAGCGAGTATTACATTCTTTATTATATCATGTTCGTGAGCACTACATGTAAAAATAAATTAAAAACCATAATCCGGATCTGCTATTTCCACTTCTGGTGGTGCCGGAACAAAGTTAACCACCTCATTCTCTTTCAAGAAATCATTTTTCCAAGATGGAACACCATCTAAGATCATGGAAATTATTTGACTAGAAGATAGGTTTTTACCATTTGTCCAATAACAAAAAAGATAAGTACCTTTGCTAGATTCAACAAAACGATAAAAAGACTTTAAGTCAAATAGAGGTTTCTTATTGAGAGGATTTGCAATAGCCTGATCAGCTAATCGACGACAATCAAGATCTAGATCAGTATTAGCAATTTCAGTCATTCGAAGTAGAACTTGTCCATCCATGGGCATGTTTGAAAGTGCTTCTTTAGCTGTCCATGCTTCACTTAGATCATCTGACCGACTTAATTCAATCAAAGCTTCAATCTTCATTACTTTTCTTAGGACGTAGAGTCGAGTCGCTTTTGCCTTGAGCTCAAATAACTTGTCAAAATTGAATGACGTCTCATAATGAGGCACATGCATCTTCTGCTTCAACTGCTTAATCTCTGCTTCCACTTCACGAACTTCTTTAATCCACTTCTGTTTGTTTAGTTTCATAATCCTTCTCCTATTTGTATAGAGGTAAATTAGAGAGCAGCTTACGGATCTTCTCTCTAGGTTGCGGCTTAATTCCGATAGCCATTAAGGCTCCGCAATACGGTTCGTCTGGCTCACGAATTGATGAAATTTCTATACCAGCGCGCAATAGCTTATCTTCAACAGAGAGAAGAGTTTTCTCATCTGGAACTGATAAAACAATAGCGTGTGTATTTGGTGGAACAGAAATATTTTGTGCGCTTTCACCAGCCGCATGGACTAACTGAGCGAGTATAGTCCCAAAAAGGAGATCTTTTCTCACTATACAATAGTGGTAAAGAATCTCAACCTTATCTACTTCTATGCCGCGAGCTTGGTTATCGCTGCAGGTGCTCGTACGAATTCATAATAAGATTATACCACAGTGAATAATTTTAGTTTATAAAGAATATATCGAAACCGCATCATTCTATGTTTATTAGACATTTTTACTTAAAATTCCGCGATAATTGCTGCCAATAAATCATCTTAAGCCAATTATCATTCATATTAGCTGAATTCTCATTCAACCCCAGTTTCCAAAGTAACCAAAAGAAATCTTGAATAATAAGACGATCACTCCATTTCCACCAAATTTTCATAAAGACTCCTACGGGAGTTGAACCCGCAACCCTTCGCATGAGCGATGCGAATGCTCTACCGTTGAGCTAAGGAGCCTTATCGCTTAAGAGAATACCATCCAGATGCTCTATTTCATGCTGGAGCATCTGTGCTCTCAATCCACTAGTATTCAGAGTGAGTTTATTCCCATCTACATCCTGATATGAAATTGTTATCTTTGAGAAGCGCATCACGTCTTCGTAGATACCAGGAAATGAGAGGCATCCTTCTATCATCATTTTCTTTGTACCTCCGATTCGTTCTATCTTAGGATTGATATAGATCTCTCGCTCATTGCCAACGTCAGCGACAATAATGCGAAGAGGAATACCGATTTGGATAGCAGAAAGACCAACACCTTTATGTTGGTACATCACTGCAAACATGTTGTGGATAGTAATGGAAAGATTAGAATCAGTAAAGTCGACTTCTGATGATTTTTGGTGGAGTACAGGATCAGGATATAAGCGGAGCATCGAGTAATTGACTCTTAAGATAATTTAGTACTTCTTGAGAAGTACCAGAGAATTGACCATATTTTTTACTGCGAGAATCTATAGCAATTATTCTACGAGTTAAAGATTCAGTCCACTCACCACCTCGACCGATTAGACGTTCCTTTAGAGTTTCTTCTTTCTCTATGATAAAAAGAGGAATTAGGTTAAACTCATGTGAATATCTCTTTATAAAAGTTGAAATCTTAAATGTTGGATCATAGAGGGAAATTGCAGTATTGCGAAGCAATGTCAGTCGCTCTTCGTCATTTTTAGTGTCATCATAACTAATATAATTGATCTTATCCTTAAGTTGCTCACATATCCAACTCTTCCCCGCGCCGGGGACTCCGCAGACTAAGTAAACAGTCGGTAGTTCTTTACTTAAATCTAACCCAAGGTCAATAAGACTTTCTTTATATAAGATTTTCCATTTTAAGTTAGGATACTCGGTCTTAAATAAAGCATATTTATCACTTTGGTCCTCAGATAGAAACCCTTTTATCTCTATATACTCATCTGTGGCTGGAAGATAAAAGTCAGCTACATAGCTCTTATTATTGGATAATTGAAATGCCTTTGGTTCATAGAAAAAATCTATTTTGTTATTCTTTAAATACTCTGCGTACTTCTTTTCCCAAGAAGAGCGCATAACCACGAATCCGTCATTAGGAGTTAGACATGTCATCCGTTTACCATTACCGTGGCTACTTCTAGTGCCACTTAAAATCTGATCTATGGCCGTTTGAGACATCTTTAATTTCGTTTCTTCTGAATGATGTTGGCCAATTCTAGCCTCGTTACAATCACGAAGAGTTATATTGGCGGTTGTAAGAATCTTCTGAATTGAACTAGAAGTCGCTCCAAGTTCTTCTTTTAAGACTCTTACAGCTTTCCCAGCCGTATATTGCTCAATTATATAGTCTTCTTTGCCTACTATATTAGGATTTGGTCTACGGTGTTCTTTGCCTTGTATAGTTCGATTGTGACGCGCTTCTTTTAAAGAACGAATAGGTATTTGAAATTTCTCCAAAGCCTTTTTAACAGCAGATCTATTCTTTAATCCAGCTTCATCAGCAATATTTCTTGTAGAAGCACCTTCTAAAATGTAACGTTTATATAACCACTCTTTATCTAATAAAAAAGTTTTAGCTTTTTCCACATTTGGAACATAACCTTTTTGCTTAGCGGTAAGTGTTTTTGCTTCTCCTGCCGATCGTTGGGGAAAACCGTAACGTTTTATATATTTAGATACTATTGCTTTTGTAACTCCAATCTCTTTAGCAATGGTGCTCATACTTTTTTGTTGTGTTACGTATTCGTTTGCTAACCACTCTTTATCTAATAGTTTTTCATTTGGTGTGTACATACAAATATTATACCAAAGAATTTGTATGGAACTAATAAATGAAAGATAATAAAGAAGGCTAGGTTTTAATAACCTAGCCTTCAATAACTACTTGATTTTATTAATTAATTTACTTGCCTACGTTCTTGAAGAAGCAATTAAATCTTGGTGTATACACAAAGAGGGCGCCATAAAGGACTACGGCGAACTCGAGCGCGGTTGTAACAATCGCGAAGTTGATCTTGCTTAGAGGAGCTAGCTGCTTGAACCGCATGTTCTCTGCGCTCATGTCGAGTAGGAATGCCTCGCCGAGACCAGGGAGCTTCGCACCTGCGCAGATGTAGTTACCTGCGCCGACGTTCGCCCAGTTACCTGCGAACTTCTCGGTACCAGCCGCACCACCTGGTGCGCTAACATAAAGCTTCCAGCTCTTCACACCAGCAGGAACGCTGCTGATCGCGCACTGAATGTTCTGACCAAGGGTTAGAGTAACAGCCGCTGAAGCGACAGGCGCTGACTCACCGGAGTCATTAACCGCAGTGACCTTGACCTGGTAAGTACCAGCCGCGAAGGTTGAACCTGAACCAGTCGCAGTAGCAGTTACCGCAAAAGTTGAAGCAGGAGCTGCTGTGCCGCTTGCCTGCGCGCGCACGCCAGTGCGAGGACGTAGGAAGAGGTTAGGCTTGAGATCGATCGCGCCAGCAGTGGTCTGAATCTTCGAGACGTCGTAGCCAACAGTCTGTGAAGCAAGACCGGGAGCTGAACGGAACTGAGGATAGAACTGCCTAACGAACGCTGAGATCGCTGCGGGCTCTGCGTGTAGCTCGCTGGGTGAACCGAAGTTCTCGAGAGCAATAACTGCTAGTGCCTCGACATCATCCTGGGCCATAACCGCGCCAGCAAGATCCTGACCGATTGAGCTGGTCGTACCATACCCGTTAAAGTCGCCAGAGATCATCTGCGCGTCGGTGTCGCCCTTTAGGAGCTGCTTTAGGAGACCGGACATCGCGATTGAGCTTGAGGGAAGATCAGCATCAGCACCAGTCATAGCACCAGTCGTCTGGTTCTGATAGTGTGCATGACCCCAGTATAGCTCGCGCTCAACATTCTTTAGAAGGTGCATAGTACCCTCTTTCGCCTGCTGCGCAACGATATCACCGACAGTGACACGAACAAGTGTCATCTGATGTGATACGCGTCGACGGGTGCCGAAGAATACGATCTTCTGCCCGTCACGTACGTAGGTCGAATCTTCCTCTTGGGGCGCACCACCCTCACCGATATAAGGAGCTGAGTCGCTGCCGTACGAAATTAGACGATTGTACTGCTCGAACAAGTTGTAAGCCTTATCAACGCTAACCGCGGGCCACATCTTGAGGTTCTTCATGTCAAACGTAACGCTCTTTAGAGTCGTCTCGAGTGATTCAGCCTGGAGGACGCCACCATAGGTGAGGTCGGTAGGCTTACCAGCACCGCCGTAACCTGCAGTGATGGCCTTGTTAAGTGCCTCGACTTCAGCCGCTGTGACGAGACCGGACTCGAGACCCTGTAATACTTGGTTAATTGTGTCGTTCATTTTTCTTATCTCCTTAAATTACTTAATGTTGTATTTCGAAACAATCTTTTCCAGATCGTGTCCCATCTCAGCCATCGCAATGTCATTGCTGTCAACGCGACCGCCAGACTTCTTTAAATCAAACAGCTTTGTTGCTACTTCTGACTTCGATAACGGCTCACCTGCATCTGTAGACTTCAAGAGAGGTGCTACATCTTTGTAAGAGACACCCTTTGCGGCGACTGGAGCGTCCGCTAGTTTGGTCACTGTCTCTAGGATTGAGGCTAGTTTGCCCTCAAGAGCAGTCATCTTAGAATCAACATAGCTCTTCATGAGAGTCTCTGCTTCCTCAACGGACTTCTTCATCTCACCCTTGTGCATGTCAAGAAGTTTCTTGGCAATATCCTTCTCCTTCTCTTCGTGCTTGGGGTCGTCCTTGTGAGGCTCGTCCTCATCCTTCTTATCTTCCTTCTTATCTTCAGCCTTGCCCATGTCAGCAGCAGCGTTAACGCCTTCGCCCTTGCCCATGTCAGCCTTGGAATTGACACCTTCTGCCTTCTCGGTCTCCTCTTCCTTATCTTCCTCGTCCTTCTCTTCCTCATCCTCGGCCTTTTCTGCTAGCTTGCCATTAGTAGGCTTACCAGCAAGCTCATCTGCTCCAGGACCCTTGAGGTCCACTTCAGCAGCTGAGAAACGAGACTTCTTGAGCTCTTCGAGCTCTAGTAGGGTCTCATCGATTAGGTCAGTGAGGCTCTTTTTGAATTCCTCTTTCATCGTTATGCTCCTTAAAGGGTTAACTAATTACTGACCCATACCAAGAAGGTCGGGGTTACCACGTAGAGTTGCAGTGAATGTTGCATCGCTGTTCTCAAGAACAATGTCATTGCAGAAACCAGCAAGAACCTGTAGAACCTTCGCTGCAGTAACTGAATCAAGAACGTCAGCGATGGTATCCGCCGCAGTGCTTGAGCTCTTTAGCTTGAGCTGACCAGGAGCAACAACGCCAATGCCTAGGAAAGGCGAAGACGCAGGTGAAACGCCGCCCATGGGGAGGTCGATTGAAGCAGCAACATATGAAACAGTGAGATCGTTTGAGCCGTTGTCAATAACAACAGCCGCACCCGAGTTTGAAAGAACAGTGAGACCTAGTTGAGTACAGTTGCGAGCAACTTTGGCCATGATCTGTGCGACAGCAGTAGTAGATGCCATGTGAAATTTCTCCTTAAAAATTACGTTAGTTAAAAACTTAACTAAAAATGATGATATCACATGCTAATAGCTAAACCTATATTATTGCGAATCGGTACGCGCTGCTTCAGTAGACAACGTGCTAGAATGTCTATTAAGATATGAAATCACTTAAAATCGACATGTGCGCAGGAAGCCAGCTTCGTGATACTCAAGGCGAAACCTTAGATATTGAAGGTGCCGATATCAGCGAACTTGAAGCCGGAAGAGGTCGTCTGAATGATAACCATGGAAAAGGGTTCTTTAACACTTTAGGCAAAATCACGGCTGCCAAGAAAATCTTCAAGGCAGAAGACTGCGAAAATGATAGGCATCGTTATTACTGGGAAAAGGTAAAAAGTCCCTATATTTACGTTGCCGGTGAACTATTCAATGACGAAGATCACCCAAATAGCAAGGCCGCCGCTGCCATTCTAAGGAATGTCTATAAGACCGATTGTCCGCTTAAAGTTAAGAGTTCTGTAGAGGGCGGAGTAGTCAGTCGTGGACTTCGAGATCCATCGCATTTAGCTAGAACTAAGATTCACTCTGTCGCATTAACTTTCGTTCCTGCGAATCAAGCAACTCTTGTTGAGCCGCTTAATCTTGACAAATCATCCTATGATCACGATGCGGATATGGTTCTTATTAAGTCAGTGCTACATCTCGCTGAGACTAATGTTCCATCTTTTCGTCATATTGTTCGCAATGCGTCAGCAGAAAAGATCGAAGTAAACATCAATAAGATTATGGCCTCCTTAGGCAAGAAGGTGGCGCTTGAGCTGAAACAAGAGTTAATCAAAGACTCTCTTAGAAACAAGATCTCTGAGAATGTTCATCTCATCAATGAGTTGGTTAAAAGTGCTGTAGAAGAAGAGATGGATAAGAAGGAACTAGATCCAGGTCTCGGCTACACTTTCTCACACGAACATCACGATCTGGGCGATGGAGAAATGCTCACGCACATTCGAGCTCATCATCCGAATGGAACAGTAGCCGGTGAGGCTCTATTTAATCATAGACCCAATAAGATGCTTGAGGCAGAAGGTGTGAAAGTTCACCCTGAGCATCAGCGACTAGGGTTGGCTTCGGCAATCTACAATCATGCGCAAAAAGTAACAAATAAGCCAATTATGCCTAGTACTGATCAAACAGCGGCCGGTAAAGCTTTCTGGTCAGGCACGAAGGGGAATTTTGGAAATCCTGCTTTAAATAAGGCCGTTCCTGGACCAGATGAAGATTACTATAATGTTAAACAAGGATATACGGGCAAGGATGCGAGAGCGGCTCAAATAAACGCTGTTAAGCAGATGGTGAATCGACATGGAAAATTTCACAAACCATTTAAAACAATGGTAAATGAAAAAACTGGAAAACCAGAACTACACATGATGGTTCATCGAGGGATTGATGGTCCTGTCACGGATCCAACACCTACCAGTAAAAATAAATTTAAGGTTACTCCAACCCATATCGAGCAACCTGGTCACGCAGTACACGCCATGTCATATGGTGCGGCACATGAATACACTGGTCGCGAATTAGATCCACCGGAAACCGCGGAAGGTAAATGGATTGGCGAAACTTGGGTTCCTGCTAGAAAACCAGATCCAGAAAGAGCACACCCCGAATCCGGTATTTATTCTATGTGGGTTCCTGTAAGTCAAATCGAGAGCACTGGTGACTATATGGCCCGACGATTTAAAAACCCCAATATGCCGCTTCCAGAAGGTGAAAACGATCGTAGAGCTCTTGCTAATAACAGTCACGCATTTGAGCAAGGACATATAACTATTAAGCCCGGACGCTACGCGCGAGTCACAAAGACAGAAATGCAGGCAATGCACAATAGGTGGCACAAAAACTTTAAAAAGCGCAACCCTGACGAGTGGCTTGTGCATCATGAAAAATATCCACCACTAAGTCCTCAATTTAAACATATCTACCCGGATGACCCGCAAGAAAAATTGTCATATACAAAAGGTAAGACTATGGAAAAGGCACTTACGGCAGGTTATGGTGGTGCCGGTGCTCCAACAGCAATGTCAGGTGGTTCAGTTCTTCAGAGCGAATCACAAGAACTCGGTCCTAAGAGCTTTAAATACATCACTTGCGACGACTGCGGTAATGAACAGATCTACGGTAAATTTCAAGTAAAATGTAGAAACTGTAACAAAACTTTTTCTATGAAGAAGCTTGAGAAGTTTTTTCAAATAAATAAAAAGGGATAAAATGGACGAACTGATCAAAATCGCAAGCAATGGTCAATGGACCCTAGAAAAAGCGATTCCACCGACAATTAAGAAGCCAGGAGAGGTGGCTCGATCACTGGCAAAACCAGCGACAGCAGCTGCGCCAGCCAAATCACCAGCAGCGACACCGGCTAAGAAGCTAAAAGAAACGACTGTCAAAGATAGCGACAAAACGCGGGCATTAACTCAAGCAGCTTTAGCCGCCACGCCAAGTGACATCACGAAACCGATGAAACGAAAAGAAGCCCCTACTGGGCAGCACCCTAAAGAACTGATGCCACCTCAGGAGATGACGAGAGAGACAGAATCAGGTGCACCTATTATGCGAGAGCGCCAAGGAACCTTCCACGGAGAAGGTGCTAGAACACGCGGAAAGGTTGTTCCTAAACGAGTTGGATACTTAGATAAAAAAACAGGCCAAATGATGGGTCATACTATACATCAGCAAGAGACCCATCATTGGCGCTGGGATCACAACAATAAGAAGTGGGAGCACGTTAAAACAACTTTTGGCTCCACCTCTGACTAGCTGCCGATTTCGTAATCACCATCAGACTCACTTGACGGTTCAAAGATCGATTCGCCACTAAACTTATTTTTAAGTGTGGCGAATTCTTCTTTATTACGAATCTTATTCATTGCTTCTTTCTCGATCTTCTTCACTGTTTCTACAGAGAGACAGTTGAGTGCTGCCACCTCCACATCTGATAAGGTTTGTTCAGAAGCAAATTCGTCAATGTATTTAAAAAAACAATAATTGGCCATTTGACTATTTACAGACCATGGACATCCGGGGCACTTGTTCTCCTCTTCTTCTGTGAGTTCTTTTCCAGCTGTTCTGATAGCTCTAAGCCGCATTACAGCTAGATCACAATACTTAGTAGGCATCTCTTTTAGTTGTCTGGGGCAGCGTGGGTCCATGGGATTCTTCATTTTTCAACCTTATCAAGATCTGGATCTTCTAGTCCCAGGGTAAGAGTCTCAGGAAAGAGAGTTAGAACTACCTGAGGGACCTGACCAGCTCCACCAAAGACATTTACTTCTTTAACATGTTCTAATTTGACCCCATCGATCCAAACACCGTTATTTGGGTCTAATGGAGATCGCTTTAGAATGATCTTTATTTCAGACATTAGTGTACCGTCTCTTCAGAAGAAGCGCGAACGTACTTCTGATCGACAGATCCATCGGGATTAAAGGTAGGTTCACCTACAGCTACAACTTGACCAGCGGGTGGTTCAACAACTACCGCAGGAGGAGGATTACGGATAGCGAGCAACTCGACCACATGCTCAACACCATTCAGTTGGCAAGTAACCTTTGTTCCGACTGGCTGACCAGCGAACCCTTTGATCAAAGCAGGAACGCCGCACTCGGCTAGAACGATGCGTGACCGGAAGATGCCAGCATCTTCGCCAGCAGTGGTCGATGTAACGATCACAGTACTGTCATCTTGGACAGTCTCACCGACAGTAAAGCTGCCTGCCTTATCTTCGGCATCTGATGCCTCGGCGAAATCATTTAGGCGAAGCTCTTCTGCCTTCTTCGCCATAGCAGTCATATCAAAATTACCGACAGACTGCATGGCTAAAATCTTATACTGCATCTCATTGATAGTGCCGAATGCCTTACCAAGATCCTTGGCCATAGACTGAACCTGCTGAAGCAGCTGCTGAACCATCTGCTGTGTGATACGACCAGCCATCTGCGTATTCTGTAGCTCTCTATCCATCGAGATCATTCGTTCCGTCTTAGTCGGCTTTGGGTCCAACTTAACACCGCGCTTCATCCCATTAACTGGCTTCATTATTGTTTCTCCTTGAGTTTCTTACAAAAGAATTTAAGCAAATCAACTTCTTCAGTGGAAAATTGATTATTGATTGTCTCTGTCTTTGTACCGAGAATCTTCCCCAATTCAGTATTAAGGAAAGTTCTTAGATTGGTCTCTATCTTGTCGTAGATTGGTCCCTTCTGCTTAACGAGGCGCTTAGAAAGAATGTCATTGATAGCATTCGCAGTCTCAAGCTTGATCTGCTCATTGGTAAGTTTAGAGGCAGCAACAACAGGCTTAGCTACTTCAATTGGTGGTTTAGTTAAAACCTCCTGTGGAGCAATCTCAGGAAAGTCAAGCAGAGTCTTCCGCACAAAACCATATTTATCAGCCATAGTCGAAAATAATGCCCGAGCTCGTACGAACTGTGGCTTAGTCAATGGTTCCTTATTATCAACACAGCGCTGCCAATGAGCTTCTACATTATGATCGACCATGAGAATTCGTACAGTGTTTACTGATTCTTCTAACTCACCAAGCACTTCGAGGCTTTCCTCA